AAAGAAGCCTACTACACCGCCGCTGTTGGGAAGAGTAGCCGCCATCTCCGCCATGACCTTTCCCGCCGCAGCAGAATTGGTCACCGCGTCCACATCCAGCCCCTTGACCGCCAAAGAATAATCCTTGATGGCCTTTCCAAATGGCACCAGTTGCTCGGCAAAGGTGTCCATGTCGTTCTCTCCGGCAAAGAAGCCTACTACACCGCCGCTGTTGGGAAGAGTAGCCGCCATCTCCGCCATGGCCTTGCCGGCGGTGGCCGCATTAACCACAGCGTCGGAGTCCATACCCTTGATGGTGTTTGCGAAGTTTACCATTGCGGTGCCAAACCCGCCCAGCTGGTTGCCAAAAGTTTCCATATCGTTCTCTCCGGCAAAGAATCCAAGGACACCTCCGCTGTTAGGAAGGGTCGCGGCCATCTCGGCCAGGGTCTTGCCGGCGTTAGCCGCATTGGACACAAGGTCTGCATCCATTCCAGCGATGGAATTGGAGAAATCCCGCATGGCCTCTCCAAAGGGAACCAGCTGTTCAGCAAAGTCAGAAAGGGAAGACCCGCCGGTCAGCCAGGAGGTCAACCCTTCCAAAATATCAGCAGCAGTCAGGAGCAAAATCACTTCGGTAAGCGCCTTGACACCGGAGAGCATATCGGGGCTGATACTGCTGGCCCCGTCGATAAAGGGCTGCACATTGGCCATGAACGAGGACAGGTCTGCCCCAATCTGGGGGAACTGCCCGGAAATTCCGCTCATAAAACCGCCGACAATACCGCCCACAAAGGAACCGATTGCAACGCCCACGCTCTCCAGCAGCTTTCCGCCCTCGCTGATCAGCCAGGACAAACCTGGAATTTGAGCAAGCGCGCCTACGGCCGCCAACACCAAAGCCAGCTCCGCAATCACGGCGCCCATACCCAGTACACCCACCATGGCTCCGGGAATCAAACCGGCTACCGCTCCCAAGGCCACCATGATGGCGGACAAGAGGCCGATCCCGGCGATGCCTTGCACCAAAGTAGACACATCGATGCTGGAAAGAGCCTGTACCACACCAGAGAAGAAGGACATCAGCACATTGACCGCCGCCTGAATCAAATCCGGCAGATTGCGGGCAATGCCATTCAGTACCTCGACTAAGAACTGCACAATAGAGTCCACGATTTGTGGTGTGTAGGTCACCAAAGCGTCCAACACGCCGGCAATCAGTTCCAGCGCACCGTTGGCAATGGCGGGCACACACTCCACAAGAACATCCACTAACGTCAGCACTAAAGCCTTTACCGCCTCGCCAATGGCGGGAGCGCCATCGGTGATGACCTGACAGAACGCCACAATAGCCTCGCCGAATTTCTCAGCAATCGCCGGAATCAGCGCTGCAATGCCCGTAATGATGGAAGTGAGTCCGGCCACAATGACAGTCACACCTGCGCCCAGAGAAGTCGCCAAAGCCGTGACACCGATGGCGATAGCCGAAAGCCCCGCTCCGATAGCAAGTAGACCGGCTCCAATGCCGACAGCGCCCACGCCAATCAGCGCAAACGCCCCGGCCAGGCCGAGAATAGTAGGCACTAATGGCGTGAGAATTGCACCAGCCGCACCAATGACGCCAAAGGCACCAGCGACCGCTACCAGTCCCTTGACAATGGACTCCCAACTCATGGACCCCAGGGTGAAAAGCACCGGGGTCAGTACAGCCAGAGCACCGGCCGCCACCAGAACAGCGGCAGAACCGGCCAGAGAGCCGTTCATCAGCTTCAAGCCAGCTGCCAGTTCCAGCAGGGACACGCCCAAGGTCACAAGACCCTTGGCCACGCTCTCCCAGCTCATACCGCCCATCTTGTTCAAGGAATCGGCCACAATTTCCAGCGCCGCACCCACTGCAATTAAACCTGCTCCAAGAGTAACCATGTTTTTGGGCATCAGCTTTGTGGCAAGAGCAACCTCTGCAAGCGCCCCGCCCATCGCCAGAAGGCCTTTGCCGATTTCCGCCAGGGACATGTTTCCGAAGTCCGCCATCGCGGAGGCAAATATCTTCATAGCCGCGCCAATCTCAATCATGGCAAGGCCGGTGGACATGAGCCCCTTGGCACTCCCCGTCAGCTTTGTAAATGCGGTGATCTCCAGGAGCAGAGCCCCAATGGAACTGAGCCCTTTGACCAGCTCGCCTATATTCATCTGCCCGAAGTCTTTGCAGGCCGAGGCAAACACCTTCATCGCACTGGCCAAAACCAAAATTCCGGCGGCCGTCGTCAACGATTTTCCGCCGAACTGCGCCGTGTTCATGAAGAGAGATACTTCTGCCAGCAAGACGCCGACGCCCACCAGGCCCTTTGTCAGCCCTGCCAGGTCCAGCTGAGCCAAGTCGGTGCAGACACCAGCAAGAACTTTAATCGCTCCAGCAAATATCAGCATCTGGGCCGAGCCTTTGATAATCGTGCTGGAACCGCTTCCCATCACTTTGGAAGCGGCCACCATAGCCGTCATCAGGCCGGCAACGCCCACAAGACCCACAGTAAGCTGTCCGGCATCCAGGTCAGAAATCTTCTTCAAGGCAGATGCCAAAATCAGCACGGAAGTAGAAATCGCGAGCATAGCCGTGGTACTCTTCAGCACACCCTTGACCTCTCCGCTGATCCGGCTGAAAATCGCCATGGAAGCCATCAGTTCCGCAAACAATACGGTGATGGCGCCCAGTGAAGCGTTCAGCTTATCACTGTCAATCAGAGAAATCGCCACGATGGATGCCGCCAGGATAGCAATGGCGCTGGCAATCTTCAGAAGGGTTCCGGCCTTCAACTGCGTCTGATAAGCCTCAAAGCACCCGCGGACGCCATCCAGAATCCCCTTGACATTGTCCAGCAGGCTCCCCACATCGTCAAAAGCCGAGGTCAAGTTTTTCAGGAATTTTGTAATGCCGACAGCAATCGCGCCAAGCGATGCTCCGTTCAACAAATCAATCAGTCCGCTGAAATCCGCGTCGCTGATAGCCTCGACCATAGAACCGGCAAGATTCCCAAGCACGCTCATGATTCCACCGGCAATGGTCTTGACCCCATTGAACAACGCCTGAAGAAGTTGCAGGAATTTATTGTTCGCCAAAGCAGAGCCCATGGCGTCGGCCGCGGCGCTGACGCCGACGCCCATGTTTCCGGCCGCATCGATCACCTGGCCGATACGGGCCTGAATACGCTCCAGGAGAGCCTGGAACACTTCCAGACCGGGAACAGCAAAGGTGTCTTTCAGAACATTGATGAAATCCCGGATCTTCGACACGACCGTCCCGATGATACTTGCGATGGTCTGGCAGACCCGGTTGAACACATCGCCCTTCTTTGCCGCCTCGTCCACGCCCACCAGCCAGTCGCCGATGGTCGCCGTAACAGAAAGAATCCCATCACTCAGCGTCCCAAGGCCGCCGAGCAACGGGCTGATCACATTGAATACCGCAGAGAACCCCTGCTTGATTAGGTCAAGAATAGCAAACAGGCCCTTAAAGGTTCGCCTCAGCTTGTCTGCCGTTTCATCTGAAATGATAAGCCGCTCAGAAAAGCTGTGCAGCGCCTCGATGATACCGTAAAGCCGCTCCGAGGTAAGGGGCGGAAAAATATCATTAAAGGCGCCCTTCAAGGTCTCGAAGACCTTTTGAACGGCCTTGCAGCTGTTTAGGATAGCGTCAAATAAAAGCTCTCTGCCGCTCTTGCGGGTCATGTTGTTGACCAGCTCCGCAACGGCGCCTGTGGAGTTGCTGGCCTCGCTGCTCAGATTTCTCAGTGCCTCGATCTGTTCCTCTGTGTAGCCAATATTCTTCAGCTGCTCGTCAGACAGCGCGGCAATTCCCTCGGTGGTCCCGGTGGCCTCGTTTGCCATCTTATCCAGGGTTTTAGCCAAAATATCAGTGGTCAGCCAGCCTTTGGACAGGGTGGCGTCAAAGGACCCGGCCTCTTCCACCATCTTGTCAAAGCCGTCGACTGTCTCAGAGGCAGTCTCCTGAAGGGCCGCCGTGAAGTCATCTACCGCAAGCCCGGCATCTGCAATCTGGTTTTTCAGCTGTCCCCAGCTGGACATCAGCGCCCCGCCCAGCAGAGCGTTTCTTGCATCAGCAGATGCGCCGATGATTTCACTGAAGAAGTTATTGAAGTCCGTGAGAGTGGCCTTTGCCTCCTCAAAGTCACCAACAAACAACTGCCAGGTCTCCGCCCAGCCAGACTGTGCGCTCTCCTTCAGTGTATCCAGCAGCTGGGAGAATGTCTTGACATCCTGAGCCGCCGCAAAGGCGTTCTTGCCAATGTCCGTGGTTTCGTCGGCATATTTTCCCAGCGTTTGAGTCAGAACCTCGGTGGTCATCCACTGACTGCTGAGGGAGTCATTGAACATGGTAGTGGTCGTGAACAGCTCCGACACATGACCATTCAGGTCTGTGGTCGTAGACTGATACTGGTCACCCACCTTGACCAGCGTACCCAGCTCCAGCGCCGTTTCAATCAGCTGCTCCTTGAACTCCACTGTTGCCATGTTGGCAAGCTCGATGGACTTCCAATCTTGCAGGCGGACGCTTCCGGAGGACAGGGCCTGTCCAAAGTTATACATGGCGTGGGACGCCTCGTTGGCATTAGCGCCAGACACGGCGGCCACATTGGCCACGCCCTGGATCGCCGCCACCGCATCATCCAGATTGACGCCGGCATTGGTAAACTTGCCGATGTTTTCGGTCATATCGGCAAAGGAGTAGATGGTCCGGTCTGAATATGTATTCAGCTCGTCCAATTTCTGATTGACCACATCCAGACTTTCGCCGGTACTGGCCATAATAGTCTGAATAGAGCCCATCTTCAGCTCGTACTCATTAAAGCCCGTTGTAATGGGCTCAATGGTAAGGGAAGAGAGCAGCCGCTTTCCGGCATTGACCGCAGAATTTGTGATGTTGGAAAGGGCGGTTATGGCCATGACCTCAAGGGCGGAAAATTTGGCCCGAACGGTCTCGACGGAACGGCTAAGGGTGGACAAGTCACACTTCTTGGCGGCGTCATTCAGGCCTTCCAACCCCTTAGCCGCGCCGTCCAGATCCAGCCCCTTCTTGAGTTTATCCAGCGTTGACAAACTGGTCTGAACGCCTTCTTCAAACTGCCTGTTGTCAAATCGCATTTCGACGATTCTCTCGTCGATGGTTTTGCTCATAGCCGTGTAACCTCCTTCCATGCCTCGGCGGCGATTTGGTCAAAAATAGGCTGGATAGCGGGGTTGATGTAATCTCGCCCTTCTACCCAGCCTCCGGTTCCAGTACCATGTCCATACTGGAGGATAATTGCAATGGGAACTCCATTTTGAATGTTGGAGTTATGAAATGAGATGGTGACCGAACCTTTTTTATTGGAAATCTCGTAGTACCACGAGCGCGCGGTTTCTCCGGAGTCGACAGGCGTTGCAGACGCCAGGGCGGCCACTCCAGCCCGGCCGAACTGGTCCAAGTCACCGAGATGGACAACCTCTTTTGCCTTTTCCAGAAATCGGGTCAGCTTTGAGAAGTCGCCCTTTTGTCTGAAACGAATCACTGCCGGCTCCTCCTATCATTCAGATTTTTTCTGCCACTCCTGGATGACTTCCTTAAACTTGTCAAACCCAAACATCGCAGCGTAGGCAGACATAAGCCCGACCACTATGGCAGCCGCCACCATGTACCAGGTAACAGCCAAGCCATTGATTGAAGCGTAGGCTCCTCCTGCGGCCAGCGTCAATGCCTCGGCCACAAACAGAGCCACCAGATTGGTGGGGATCTTGTCCCAGGTGATGCTTTTGACCACCTGGACAATGATGTTCGTCAGGATGGTGACCCCACCGACAATCATCAGCAGCGTTGAAATGATTTCTGCATTCATTGATGCGCCCTCCTTAAATCGCCGGACTCTCCACGGAGCCTACCGGCGTCTGTGAAACATTGAAATTAGCGGCCTTTGCCGCCTCAAAGGTGATGCCGCCCGTGCTGTGGTCAGACTTGCACAGGTTCAGATAGAAGCTGCACACCACACCATGCGCGGTCCAGGGAAGGCCGACCATGGCACCGACCCAGGGCAAAGCTCCGGTATAACCAAGGCGGACACAATAAAATGCCAGCAATAGGCCTCCCACTGTAACCACCCAAAGCAGAGCCCTGATATCATTGGTCAGCTGCTTGGAGTGCTCTCGTGCTTGTCTGGCTCGTCCTCGGGCCAGATGCCGTCCGTTTTTCATCACGCCAGCCCTCTCTCCTGTGCAAAGCGATAGAACAGCATTGCTGCCTGCTCTCTGGTCAGGAAATCAGACCACATCATGTTCGGCTGACCATCGATGGTGGTCCCATTTCCAGCAAACAGGCCGACACTGACTGCCCACTCCCGGGCCGCCTTGCTCCACTCGCCGCAGTCATTGTCCTGCAAGCCCTTGCGATACTGCGTCATGGCAGTGTTGAACATTGTGTTGAATTGTTCCTGCGTCATCATATTGTCGTCCTCCTGTACGATAGAAAAGTCCGGACGGCCATAGCCGCCGATATAACTGGCATTTAGCGGATAGTTCTTATCCCTGACGCAGCCTCCATTTGGCACCACACCGGGCAGGGAACTGGTGTTTCCCTCGATGGTATAAACACGCCCGCCAGAGACCTTCTCCACAATTCCGGTATGATACATGGTCTTGCCGCCGTCATTGGTAAAGAAAATCTGGTCTCCCGGCTGGGGGTTACTGGTGTGGAACTGTCCCTTCTGCTTGTAGTAATTGGCGGAATAGGTGCATCCAGCGCCCAACCCTTTCTCCGCCTGACAGAGCAGCTTCATGCCCATTTCCAGGCCAAAGGTGTGGATAAAGCACCAATCTGTAAAGATATCGCACCAGGCATAGCCATTCTTGTTGAAGTTATAGACGATGCCGAGGGCGTCCAGATCTCTGGCATACTTGTTCCAGTTGTTGTCGCCGGCATTCGCCGTCTTATCGTCGAGCTGTGCATTGGTTTCCTTCTCGATGTAACCAATCTCAGCCCTGGCAGTCGCCAGCAGTCTCTCCACTGCCGACACAGCATTGGTAGAAGGCATGGTTTCACCCTTTCCTGCGTACTGGTCGAAATACTTCTGCCCATAAGAAGCCCGCCTTGCCTTGGCTGTTTCGCTCTGGTCGGCGGGTCGTTCAAACTGCACCAGGACGGCGTCAGAGGCAATCCGAATGGTTGCGGCGGACTGTAAGGTACCGATCAGGGATGCATACCCCTCGGTCAGCTCCTTCCACAGAAAGTCCAGCTGCATATCCAAATCGCCGATACTCTTTCCGCACTGCCGGGCAAAGTTGAGCAGATTTTGCTTTCTGCTCCAAAAGGTCCACTGGGCAAGGCCGTATCCGGCACTGTCGTGGACAAAATTGGAGTAGGCGCCAGAATCCACCTGAGCAGTATAGTCCGCATCAGACAATCCCAGCTTCTTCTCATAGGTGTTCTGGAGATTGGTCGGCTTCAGGCCGCTTTCGGCATAGAGGTTCCCCATCAGACCAGCGGCCCCAAAATCGGAGAGCCCTTTTCCTTTCAGAAAACTCCAGATTCTTGCTTCAGACACGTCTCTCACCCTCTCGTGTTCCATTTCTTCCTCCGCGCAGCGTTCAGCGCACGGCGTTGAGCAATCATCTCCCCTTTGGGCATCTTCTGTGGCTTGGAATCCTTGATGTCACACACATGGATCAGCGTGAGCAACCGGTTCAAATGCCACTTTTGACACTCAAAGGGGATGTTGTGTAAAATCATCCAGTAGTAGATGATTTCGGCCGTCACAATTTCACGACTGCCCTTCTTCCTGCCAAGATTGGAAAAGGTCGTGGCAGTCATGGGGGCGTCGATATACTCATAAACTTGGTGGAGCAGTTCGGGAGTGATCGCCGTGTAAACATTGGGGTTCACATTCTGGGTCAGAGTCATGCACCGAACATAATCCACCGACTCCGCCACCGTCTTCGGCTTTGGCGAAAGGAACGGCTTGTGCCACTTGGATTCCCATTTTGAAAGAGAGACCAGAGAATGCTCCAGCTGGAGCGTCTGCTCTTTCGTGTTGATGAAAGTCTGGGTGGCATTGTCAAACTGTTCGGACGCCGGAACCACAATTTTCAGCATCTCCCGACTCCTCCGGGCGTCAGCCCTGGAGCGCGGGCGCGGCGGCAGGTGCAACAGCCGGAGCCGCAGCGTCAGACCCAGCCGGCACAATGCCGTTGACAAAGGCGCTCGCCGCCTTGGCGTCGGTGGCCAGTTCCATGAACAGCTTGCTGTATGCCTCGGTCTGGGCAAACTCGTCCCAAACCTCCTGGTTCTTAATGAACCGGCGGCCATCAGGGGACTTCACGCCATAGGCCTTGCGGATGATTTTCTTAAAGGTCTCGATGATCTGCCGGCCATCCTGGGCAGCAGTGATGCGGTGAATCATCTCCACCAGGCCGCCGTCCACCGACAGCTCCAGTTCCGTCACCTCAGCCTGGGTCAGATTGAAATAAAAGTCCTCCGTGCGGGAGGTCCCATTGAAATCCTGGAATTGAATCGTCTTCTTAAGCATGATGATGTTCTCCTTTCAAAAATTAAGGAAAGCGGAGCCCTCGGTGAAGAGAGCCCCGCTTTGCAGGTTGTCGCTTAGGCCTCCAGAGTCAGGCCGGTCAGGTCATAGACCTTGGTAACAGAGAATCCGCCCTTGGTGGAGATCACCTTGACGCTCTGGGTATTGCTCTTAACCAGCAGAACGATGTTCTGGTCGGCGTCCAGCGTCACAGGGCCCTTGGTGCCGCCCACCAGCTCCACGGTGGTAACAGCGTCAGCCGGGGTCACATCAAACTTCAGAGCCAGGTAATGACCTTCCTGCTCAGAGGTCTTGCTGCTGAACCCGGTATAGCCGGTCACATGCTTCAGGCTGCCGGTGATGGCGTTCTCGCCCACCACAATGTTGCTCTGAAGGTCAGAAACCTTCTTGCCGAGCAGGGTGGCGTCAGCGCTCTCAGCAGCGGTGACAACCGTGACCGCGTCCTTGAACAGCTCCATGATTTCCTCGGGCATGGGCAGGCGGGGTTCCGCGGTCTCGGAGCCGTACAGGATGTCCTCCAGGGCCTTCATCTTGGCGGCGTCGGTTCTTGTGGAATCAATGGCCAGATGGGCGGTAGGCTTGTAGCCGGGAACGTCAACAGGGGTGGTGGACAGCTCCCAGCTGAAGGACACTGCCTCGGGGCTGTCGTTGATGGTGGCGCGGTTCTTCTCAGAGGGAGAAGCCTGGGCGCCGTAAATCAGGTGCAGCTTATAGCCGTGGTCCTGACCATCCACATCGTTGCCGATCAGGGTGCGATAGGACATACCGAACATCTTACGGGACTGCTGGCCGATGGTCACGCCGGGGGCGATTTCGGCGGAGCCGTCGCACTCCTCAAACTCGGGAGGATAGGTGTAGGCCTCCACCGTGGCGCCGAAGTCCTCTGCGGAGATCAGGTTCAGATACTTGATGTTGTCCGCCCAGACAGGGTTGGCCTCCGCACCGGAGGGGCTCTCGTTGACAGCGCTCAGACCGTTCCACGCCACGCCCTTGTCATAGGTGCCGGACTTGGTGACAGGATACAGAACGCCATGATCCAGACCAGTCTCATAAATGCGCTCGCCGATCTGGTCCCACTTCAGTTTACTCATTGCTGTTTCCTCCTTCAGAAATAAAGATTGAATACATCGTGATGAAGATTGTCCGCTACATAGTGCCGGTCATGGGAACACCGGGGGAGCAGGGCAATCTTTTGGGGCAAGTCACTGTCGGGATTTCGATAGATCACAGTGACCTGGTAGCGGTTATGCAGTGCATAGGGGCGGTTGTCAGCAAAGTTGGGCTCTATGCGGTCCCGCTCATACCGGATACAGTCATAGACCATCTCCGTATTAGAGGGAGGCTGGAAGTAGGCCCGACATTCCTCACCTTGCTCTGGACAACCCAAAATCCCGCAGAGAATGGTGTGGAGCTGAAGTCTACTTCCCATTGTAGATGCCTCCAATCGTTAGGATAAGCCGGGGATACTGTACCTCAACGCTGCTGACCTTCCACTTTTCGCCCATAAACACCACATACCGCATTTTGTGGAAGTTCTGCATGGCAAATGGATCGGCGACTATGCTGATCTCATTGGCCACATTGATGTCATCATTGAGGCTCTCAGAGGTTTGGAGCCGACGGGTGTTCCGAACCAAATCGCCGTAGTAGTTATACTCGACGATCTTGTCTTCCCACACGCCAGGCGCCGTCTCCTCTTTGACTGCATAGCCTACCGGTCCATAAAATTTTGCCATTTTGAAATTTCTCCTCAGGCCCCAGCACCCTGGCCGCCGCCAGTGCCGGAACCGCCGCCGGTAGTCGCACCCACAGGCTCCTCCAGAGCGATGGCAGACCACAGACGAGTCAGAGCACCAGACAGACGGGTCTCAATCAGGTACTTCTCCTGGTTGAAATCGATGTCAAACTGGTTGAACCGGGTGATCTCGCCACCCTTGGTGGAACCCACGGTGTAGTCAGCCAGGTTGACAAAGAGACCCAGCAGCTTATGCTTCTTGTTCTCGGAGTCGGTGCGCTCCAGACCCTCGAACTGCTCAGCGGTGTGAAGTTCACCGATGTTCAGAGCGGCAACCAGATCCGCCTTGGTGTTGTAGATACGGCGGCCGTTCATATCACGAGCCAGCAGCATCACATTGACCAGGTGCGGCGTGCAGAAGAAGTCGGGAGTGCCGGTCCCCTTGTACTTCTCGCGGGCATACAGGGCGGCAGTGATGATGGCCTCGGCGTAGATATAGTTCTCGCCGAAGTTCATGTCGGTGCGGGTGCCCTGGATCTCGGCGCGGGCAGCCTCGATGTCCACATCGTAGTGGATGGTGTAGAGGTCGTCATCCTTCCAGATGGGACGGATATGCTCCTCGTAGATCTTGTGCTCGTCGCCCTCTTCACGGCCGTCGCCGATCATGATGGCGGTGGCGACCTCCTCATAGAGCGCCTGGCGCATCACGCCGTACTGGTACTCGACCACATCGAAATCGGTGATGTCGATGATGTCATCCCGGTTCATGGCATCCGTGATGTAGATGGTCTGGGGGTCGGTGGTGCGCTTGATCAGCTTCATGTTGCCGGAGGGGACCTTGCGCTTTCCCTTCTGGTAACCATGGGCCCGAATCTCGTCGTTGCGGGCGTCCATCTGGCGGGTGCGGATACGGCTGATGGGGCTCTTGTGAACCTTGTTCATGACCGTGGTGACCCAGCCCTGGTCTCGGGTGACCAGCTCGGGAGCGCCCGGACGCAGGTCCTTATACTCGGGGAACAGAGACTCGATATCGTCGATGCCGTGCTTCAGTGTCTCGCTGTTCTGCTCGACATAGGACTTGAGGGCGGTCTGGAAAGTGCCGTACTGCTTCTTCTTGGCGTCGGCCAGAATGGCCTCCTGAATGGAATGGCTCAGGACAGTATCCTGAGTGTCGTCAGTCTTGTCGAAAACATTGCGCTTCATGGTACTATCTCCTCCTTCGGAATGTTTCACAGTTTTATCGTCGGGCTCCTCCTTTTTCTGACCCTTATCGTCAGAGCCGGAATCGCCCTTGGGGGGCTCGCTCGCCAGAGCAGCGCCGAGAAGGCCGTACATAACCTTCTTTTGCTCCTCGCTCATGCTGTCGACCACGGCCTCCAGGGTATCGCCGCCCTCGCCGTCATCCTTGGGATTTTCCTTGGACTTGGAGCCGTCGTTGCCATCGTCATCACCGTCGTCGGCGTGATAAAGGCTGATGCTCTCGCCGGTCTTGATGATGACCTCCTGCTCTCCGCCTTCGCCGTGGGCCATGTCCACAAAGTCAATACGAGCCCCGGGGTTAGCTCCTGCCACCACGAGGCTGACTTCACGGATTACACCATGAACCACATCACGGTTCTGCTGCTTGAGCTGATTGGCGTAAATGGAGAGGGCCTCCACATCGCCATGCTGCACCAAAAGCTTGCCGGCTCTTCCGGCTTCCGACTCATTAAAGGTGCAGTAGGCATAGACACCGTCCTGCCGGTTCTCCAGCAGAGCGTGTCCCAAAATATCGGTAGGGTTGTTGTGCTGGTGGTTCCATACAAGAGGAACCATTTTCCCGTCACAATCCTTAAAGGCGTCCTGGCGGATAGTCCGCCCATCTGCGCATACAAGGTCGTTTCGAGTAGCCCAGCCACTAAAGTCATACCTCAGCTTCATTTTGAACTTTTTCCTCCTTCAGTGTTGGTGCTGTTTCTTCGGACGGCGCGCTCAGATTGCTGTTCCGGAGTTCGTCCGCCTTCGGGTCCTTGGACGGCATCATGCCAATCTTCTGCCGAATCTCGTTCGAGGTCATGATCTCATTGCGGGTGAACTTGTCGGCAATCTCGGCGATGTCATTGACCGGAACCAGGGTGAACGGGTCACGGAAGAACATGATGGACTGCTTTTGTGACCGAGCCGTTTTGGTAAGAAAGGTCCGCTTGATCGCGTCAACAATAGCGGCAAGAATGGGCTCAATCATCCGGCTGTAATAGTTCAGCATCGTCTTGTCATCGGCAGAACCATCCAGAATCGCCTGGGTCAGACCTAACTGGCTGAAAAGCATACTCGTCAGGTACTCGATCTGGGTCATCAGATTGTTGTCGATGGGCCGGTTCAGCTGGACTACCCGCTCTGTTCCATCGGTGTACGCCACACCGTACTTGGAACCGGACAGTTGATCCTCAATATCTTTTCGGCGTTTTTCCGCCTGTTGGCGCCTTGCTTCTGTCTTAATGACATAGGGCAGCTGGATAATCAGGTTGAGTTTGCCTGAGCCGCTCTGCTCGTCAATGGCATCCAGAAGATTGAGCTTCCGGATCAACCTCTGCATCGTAGAGTTGGGCTCATTCATGACCGCATAGAAGGGGTTTTCCACAATAGCGACCATCTCTTTGGGGAGCAGAAGATCCTCCTTTTCTCCCCGTCGGTCATTGTAAACCCGCACCTTCACATGCTTGGGATACCAGTCCAGAATTTTTCCGGTCCGCATGGTATCAATGTCGAAGGACCCCGTTTCATTGGGATTGAAGCTGGTGTCCACTGGCACGATGGCCACGCAGCCCTCGTCCAGCATGGACATGACCACATCTTGGATAAAGGCCCGGCCAGTCTGATCAATGTTGGCCTCCATGGTCAGGCAGTTGTTCAGCCCGGAGTCAATCACTTTCTCAAACCGGCCCTCTTCATCCAGACGAACATGCTGAATCTTGATTGAGGACGCATCCAAAGCGATACGGTTATAGATGGACGAGATGATCGACCGCTCATTTCCCCGGCTGAAGATGATTCGATCCGGGCGGTAGGAGTAGCCCGGACCTACATATTGGCGGTAAATCATGGGGTCGCGGTTGAGAAACGCATTCCAGGCGTGCATCAGCCGGGAACCAAATGTCACTTCCATTCCGAGCCCATCACCTCCCTCATTGAGCATAAAAAATCCGCAGACCCGAAACGGCCAGCGGTTGGAATGGGTTTACTTATTCAAATGCCTCCGGATTGTGCTTGTAGGCGATATAGGCGTCCATCATAGCCGCCACAGCGTCGATTTTCTGTTCATACCGCTTTTTCAGCAATTTCCGGTTTCCGTTGGTATCCTCCATGGTGATACAGTTCCCCATGGCGTAGGTCATCAGCTCCTCGTCGAAAAGCAGCATCCGATCCTCGGCCAGCTTTTTCAGCTCGCCCAGAGGAACCGACTCTGTCTTGGCGCCCTGTATCACTTTTTCGATACCAAACGGGCCATTTTCAGCGGCCCACCGCTCCACAAACTCTTTGGCGTTATACGGGTCATAACCGAAACACCGGACATCATAGCCGCAATGGACGATGTGGTCATCCAAATCGTCATAAACCTGCATCATGTCCAGCACTGTCCCCTCCAGGATAACAAGGCTTCCTTCCTGCATGAACTGCTCGTACTTTGCCCGCATTGCGGCGGGGAGCTTGTTCAGAGTTCGGGAAGAAATATAATTCCGGGTCTTTACGCCGAAGTTTCCATTGCGGAGGGGAAAGAGAAATACGAAGGAACAGAAGTCGTCGCCTTGAGAAAGGTCTCCGCCAAGAGCGCAGGGCATCTGCCAGAAGTCCTGCCGCCGGTGGGGGAGAGTCTCTTCATAGGTGAAGTAGTAGGTATAGCCCTCCATGGGGAGCCCAAACCGTTTTGCCAAAATATCGTTTCTGGCGGCCGGCGCCTTCTCAGCGCGCTCCACATCCAGCTGATAGGTCTCATAGCTGACAGTCTTCCCGATGTTGGGGTTGGCCTTCAGCCACATCTCCGGATAGGCCACTTCATCCACAGAATCCAGCTTATACCACCAGATGGAGACATGGGGATTGAAGTAATCCCCTTTGAGAATGTTCATCAACTCCATTTTGATAGTATCGCCGGCTCCGTTTCGGACTGTGCCCTCTGAACTGGTGGCTATAATAAGGTAATCGTCCACCTTGGAAGCTCCCTGCTCGATTGCGCCAATCACATCCTCCCGGATGTCGCCGGAAAGCCACTCGTCTACCGTGGCAATCTTACAGCGCAGACCCTGGAGCTTGTTGATGGACATGGGACGGATCTCAATGAGAGAACCGGTCAGAAAGTTTTCAATACCTTTCTTGGTGGAAGCCAGCTTTACCCGGTTGGCTCTGGAACCAGTGGTGTTCTGGAGAGAGCCTTCCGTCAGGAACTGGAACAGAGGCCCTCTCGCCCGGGTAATTGCGGTGCGGATAGGGGACATGACCTCCTCGGCCAGCTTCATGGTTGGGGCGGTAGTGATTTGATGGGTGGTTGTAGTATCCACATTCTCAAAGAAAGATTGAATGCAGGAGTCGTACACTGATTTGGCAGCACCTCTTCCGACAATCAGATACTGCTTGTTGATTAGCCGTTTCTTGATCATCTTCTTGACATAGTGGCCGCCATGCCCATCCGCATTCGGTTCATAGACCGTCCGCTCCACAAAGTAATACCAGCCAAACACCTGCTCGCCCCACAGCTTAAAGCTGTCCAAAAGGTGAAGGTCAGAACCGTCTGTCAAGGTCATCTCTGCCTCACAGTATTTAATCCAGCCCTCCACCGCCTTGTCATCATAGTAGATGCCGGGGTTGGCAATCAGGTCGTCAATCCGGTTCATCTCCATGGAGACTTCTTTGCAGACCGGAATCTCTCCCCGTATCACCGCATCCCGGAATTTACCGTAATAGCGGGGAACCGCGGTGTTTGACAGGGCCATCAGCTCACCCCTTTTTCAGTTTCTGGATTGCAAGCGCGATGCTCAGAGCAGAGCCGCTGATTGCAAGGCCTGTCCCCACCGAATCGATAATCTGAGAGACATACTGCCGCCCCTTAGACACGGAGTCAGGTTGAGCGAACAAATCGTTATACTGCCGTTCCAGCAGTTCCCGGTTGATACGGTCCCGCATCTCCTTGTCGCTCATATTGCTCAGGTCCATCCGAGGCTTGGGCTTGGAAGAGGCGGCCTTCCGGTCTGCCTCCTTCAGCCTGTTAGCCAGGGAAGACGCCGAATCCACCACATCTTTGGATTTCTCCAGGGTGGACTTTGGCTCCGACTCCTTGGACAGCTTTTTGTAAGTCTTCTCCATGTTGAGCCGCTTTACCCGGGCGGCAAGCTCCTCGTCGCTCATGGACTCGGCCTTCTGCTGCTTTGCCCGGCGTTTCCCGGCCGCGGTGTAGGAGCCGTCCTCATTCTGGAACCGACGAACTCCCCACTTCATACCTTTGATGCCATAATGTCGGAGTTCATTATTCTCCATTTTGAACTTCCTCCTCTCCGCTTGTGTCCATCGGATCTGCTGCAACGAAAAGTCGCCACTCAAACTCACTGATCTGCCGGTTGATAGAGTCAATGGCAGCGGAGCTGAGCGGCGGGTCGAACAGCAGTTTTACTTTTAAGTGGACATAGGATTTTATCAGTGAAAATTTCTTTGAGTCATCTTTGATGAAATCGGCCCAGGTTTCTTTATCTCCGGAAATAGAAAAACCTTCGGCCGGCCCGACCCCAATCTGCATCAGGATTGAGAGCACGGAATTGATGTGCATGACAAGATCCGGGTCAAAGTGCTTATAGTTCTCGTCGATGCCCAGCAATTTCTTGATTGAGGTCAGGATGCTGTCAGTCATCTCCATAGGCACCTCCTGCTATCGCAAAACGATGAACTTTCTTATGCAAAAGCCATCGATGCCATCCGGAGTGCGCACCTTATAAAAGGTATCATTGGACTGTGCCAAATCAACGGCCACTTCATCCAAAGCGGAGAGGACTGCCAGGGCGTCTGCATCGGGTACAGGAGCTTCCAGCACCTTCAGCGAAAGACAATTTACTACCACGCCGGTAGCCGGTTTTGCTTCCATGGCAAATTCCTCCTTTAATTGTGTTTCCAGGGGCAGGTGTCATTGGGGGCTCTCACAGTTGGAGTAGTCATCAACAGGTTTTCATCCCCATAGTGGATCGCCTGATGGGTTTCATGGATCGTGGTAATCAGATACTCTGGGTCCAAGATCCAATCGGCGCGTCTGCGAATATCCTCCGGCCGCACTGGGTTCATATGATGAATCAGCGCCCTGCCAAAAATCTCATGGCCCTCAATGCCCAGGTCGCATCCCATGTCTCTGGCAATCACAATGTCCCGTATATGCCTCCACTCCGGAGAACGGTAAAACACCTGGTTGAGATACCGGTCAAACCCAAAGGTCTCCTGACCGACGCCCCCTCCAAGACGGAGATACCAATATCGTTCAATGAAGGTCGGGAGCAGAACCAGCTCTGAATAGCGCCTAATACTCTCCATTCAGTTCTTCCTCCTCCTGACCGCTGTAACTCTTCATGGCGCTGACCGCCTTCTGATAGAGTTCTTCGATATGCTCTTGAGATTTCAGGGAATCCGCCTTGGCCGCGGCGAGGTCACACTGCTTTTCCAACAACCGTTTCTCGATTTGGGCTTTGGTGGACCCCAACTTCAGAAAATGAGTGATGACCTGGGAGGAGGCGGTGCCTTCCATCAGCTGTTTCTCCGCAAGGTCGATGGCTCGGGCGATCAGCTGATTTTCTCTGGCCTCCGGCGTCAGCGCCGCCCGGGTCTTCCGGGAAGGGCCAGAAGATTGCACGGCCTTCTTCATCCTTGCCACCTCCTCTTGCCGGGTTTGATGATACATGCCGTGAAGTTTTGCTTGGGATAGATAGAGTTTGGGCAGCGTTTGAAGGAGCTCACATAAGCTGATATCGCCGAAAAGGCTGAAAGGAGAAAACCATCGGAAGTTTTGGAGGTAATGAAAAGCACCTATGGCCAAATATCAACCTTGCGAGCTCGTTCAAACGCTGCCCAGACCCAAACTGTTTTTTCAAAAATATCCGCCGGGGAATTTCCGAAGACCGCCGCGATACAGGAGGGGGTGTAGTTTTGGCGACCCCCCCCTATACCTTTTGTGCAGCACAGCGCCTTACATGAAAACTCATACCAGATAATGTTAAGGAACTTAATTCACATAAACAAAAATAGCGATGAAACACGCAATCCTAAATGGAAAGCAATGCTTCATCGCTAAGCGGTCTCCCCAAGGTCTGAGTCCGATGAACTTTTGACCTTTTTATAGATACCAAGGGGGTCGTACTTAATGATGTCGTCGATGGCTCGTTCCAATTCCTGCTCATTCTCAGCATCAGAAAGCTGATCGGAAGGGCGGGCTATACGAGCCAGATAAGAGCAGGAGTGGTAGCCCATGTCTTCGTCGAATCGATACCACGCCTCATATTCGGTAAAGGGGTCATAGGGATTATCGACAGTGGTCAACGCACATTGCGACATCTTAGCTCACTTCCTTTCAACTATTCAAATACTTTGAAACCACAGAAGTCGAAATTCCCAAAGCTTCAGCAATCTCGGCATTCGTGCTACCAGAGTTCGCCATTGCCTTGATACGATTGATGCGTGCTTGCGACAACTGAGTCGTTGCTCTTGGGGTAGCGCGTTCACGGACAGTCTTTGGATCAGAGTAGCGAAGAATCTCTGTCAAAGTTGTATCGGAGATTGCACCAGCTTGAATGGCATTCCATTCTCCATCTGTAATGGTAATGCGCGTCTGCTTACCGCTTGCTCCGGTTTGGATACGAGCATCGTTGATAGCAGCACGACGAATCTTAGAGATTTCGTCCTTGTCAGTGATGTTGTTTTCCTCAACCTTGGCTTTGACCCTGGCATTGGCAATACGCTGAGCCTCTCTCTCCAGAGGAGCATTCTTCTGGGCCACTCGAAGAGCTGACATAAGTCGGTCCACTTCAGGCTGGTATGCTTTGGCCGCACTGGCAGAGCGCTTCAAAGTAGGCGTCGAAGCATACTCTTTTCTTGCCCGATTAGCCAGGGCCTTCATTCTATTGGCATGGTCTGCATATAGCTCTTCAGGGATAGTACCAGAGGATAGCTTATGGACATCATCCACGGCCTCTATACGGCTGACCTTAGTGGTGGCCCGAACAGTTTTCCCGGTTTTAGGGTCAACATAGGTTCGCCCAGACTCTTTATAAATCAACTGACCCGTCTCTTTATCGATACGAGGGGAGCCTTTTCTCTCAGGCACATCAACTGTTTGTTTTCGCCTGGAAAGCAAAGTGGAAGCGCCTCCACGCTCCCGCCCCTCTTCATCGGTATACCCCTGGTAGCTCTTCTTCAACTCAGCGATACCGTTGTCTTTTTCCGACTGCCGATAGTCCAACTTATGCTTAGCGGCATCGATGACCACCATGCTGTGCTTAACAGCCCGTGCAATCTCCCCCTCAGGGGCACCTTTTAGGGTCATGTCTGTAATGAGGTTTGAAATTTCCCCCATCTGACGCTGTGTTGCAGCGCCTTTAGACAGAAGACGGACACCTGTTTTGCCCTCAGTGGAGTATTCGGTTTTTGGGTCGAACCCTTCAAGGTCTTTAAGCCTGGGGGTGGATTGAATTTTTACCCTCCCCCCGGTGGGAATGACCACAACCTGGTCACCATCGAAGTCGGCTCCAGACAATCGCTCAGCTACTTTGGGGTTGATGCCCACTGCATCTTGAATGTTCTTGCCCAAAATCGAGATAGCGGATTTGTTCTTATTGTTGACTGTCAGAACCGGAATCTCAAAAGTTCCACCATGGGGGTAGCGGACCAAAGCAACCTGCTCGCCATCCCGGTAGTTGGGGGCATAGATATCAGTCTCCTTCATCTTAGTCAGAGGAAGAATAACCTGGGTACTCTGCCTGGGAAGCGCTGCCGCTTTCATATGAACCGCCGCCGAATCGCATTCGTCAGCAAAATCCAATAGCAGTTTACGCTTTACGGTCGGATTGGTTAGTTTGGAAATCTCCGAGAACTCGTCTTCTGCATCAGCATAAGTCAAGTCCAGCTGCTTCTTTATAAGCTGGCGAGGCTGCTTGGACAGGAATTGGGATGATAAGTTCTTGCTCATTTTATCCCAATCGCCCTCTTCCTTCAGCTTATTGATAGCGGACAGAGATTTCTTTTCACCCGTAATAGGATCTGTGTATTTGCCATCCGGGTCAGGATAATAGCTCTGGCCACCCGCTTTGATGAATGCGCCGAATGGATTATCTGGGTCAGAGTTAATCTTCTTCATAACATCCATTTTCGGAGTGCCAGAATGCTTATTCGTATTAAAGACAATGTCGGCGCCGTCAGGCATATCATCTGAATACATGGCCATACCCTTCAGGTAATGTGTTCCATCCACCAGAATTCTAACCTGAGCATAGTGGGAATTTCCCAGGTCCAGGTCGGCTACACCACGACGAATCTCAATGACGCCATCTTTAGCAGTACCGCCTTCATCACCATAACGAATTTTCACTCGGCTCGAATCAATGCTGGCCGGATACTCCCGTTTATCCCAGGATGTCCCCCCGTCAGTGGAGTGGTATTCCCCAACAGACTTAACAAGGTCTAAGTTCTGGTAAACATCCTTCTGGTCGATATCGGGTTTCGAGATAACCGGGGTAATAGTGCGTTTTTTCGGGTCATTGACCTGTGGAACGCCGACACCATAGCGATTGTAACCCTCAGTCTCCAAAATGAACAACGCCTCTTGCAGCACTCCAGAGGAAACACCAAGCTGATACTCAACGCCGGCACCCACATCCAAAGCACCTTTTGCATCGAGTTCTTTTTTCAGAATTTCGGCAGTTTCTTGTGCCTTGTTCTTGTTTTGAGCAGTGTTCTCATTCAGAAGAGCCCGAACAGAAGAGTCATTCTTAAACCCCATGATTTCGGCTATCTCGTCCAGAGTTTTGCCATCTTCACGCAAGGACTTAGCACGATCGGCCTGAAGGGCACGCCGCTCATGCTTGGCTACACGAATCTGCATACGGAGATCAGTAGTGGAAAGACCAATCTCCTCTGCAATTTCTTTTTCGCTTTTTCCAAGCCGCTGAAGTTCCTCTACTCGACTGAGAAAATCTCCGCCATGTTGATAGGGATTCTCACCGGAACCCCACGGATAACGCCCTGAGCGTCGCTTCACACCATAGTGCATCAGGATGTCTTCCTGAATGGGGTTCATGGTTACTCCTCCTCTTCTCTCATTTTTTCAATGATCTTATCGGCGGTCACAATCTTATCCATGATAGGAAGAATGTCGGCCACGGTCGGATTGTGATAAAGAACTTGGTCATGCTGGTAGATGCGAAGTTCCATCTCGATCTCGCTTGGCTTATAACGATATTCCAAGCAGAACAACGCGGCATAGACCATCAGTTGTTCCATGTGAGCCGGAACTTCTCCTGTTTTTAGGTCATGAATGCGAAGGACATTTTTCCGAAAGCAAATGGCATCCGCCGTCCCGAAACAATTCGGAGAATAGTAGAGAATCTGCTCAGGGACCATCTTAAAACCGATGGCATCATTCACATACATATTCAAAGTTTTTTGAGATTTGGGCAGCTTTTGCCCCAAAAGAATACACTGGGCAGCAAAGGCGTGAAGAAGTGTTCCCTTCTGCGTCGCCAGATAATTGGCATAAGCATCAGCAATCTTCTCTTCACTGTAATTGATCCAGTGATACTTGCTTGCGCCAAGAAAGGCGTGTTGACCTTCAAGGTTTGAATGTTTGTTGAAGTTCATCCAAAACCTCCTCCTTGTTCTCCGGAGAGATAAACCGAGAAAATGACATCTCGTTCATCTTTCCGACATAGTATTCCTGGTTTGGCCGTCTCTTGGCTTTCGCACTTCGCTTACATTCCAATGAGGCCCATCTCTTTCCATAAAGAATGAGCAGGTCGGGGAGCCCCTGAATCTGGTCCATCTTGAAAACCATACATCCAGGGAATAGCGTTTTCAAGGTCTCAATGAGTCGATCCTGAAAACCACTCTCTAACTTGGAACTTCTTGGCATGAAACAGGCCTCCTTTCTGCAAAAAATAAAGGAAGAGGTGAGGGATGTGTAAAATTGTTGCGACACAATTTCAGTTTCAGCCACGGGTAGTGGTGTTTTTAACTGACATATCTCTCTCCTCTCCATAAAAGAGTCTGTTTTTTTGGCGGAAGACAAAAGAGCATGAAAAAAGCCGAGACACCCGTAAGCATCTCGGCTAATCCAAAAATATCGAGTTGTAAATCATCAGCTATTATTCCTCAAGTACCGAATCAGTATCCAAATAAGCCACAGGCCACCAGTACAAAGGGTCAGGATTACATCCAAAATTAAACCAGCGGTGCTGCGCTTCTTCCCACTACCTCTACTCATGCGATGGCTCCTTTCCATTTTTCTTCTTTTCGTTTTTGCGGTGAACAATTTTTTCGACGCCAGACCTTGCCAGACCAGCGGCATCAGTAACCATACCTTTGGCACGCTCCATCTGCTCCGAGCGCTTGGCAGCTCGCTCCTGCTTGATAGCCGCTTTTAATTTTTCAGCTTCATCAAACAACCTCTGACTTTCATCGATGACTTCTTGAGAAATACACCGAATCAGTACAGTCGTTCCAGGACGGACTTTTTGATTGCATTTGGGCTTGGAGTCGATAACCTGCCCATCAAAGCAGTCTTTATACTTTACTCGGGCCTCTCGAAGCGTAAGCATACTGGGCATAGCTTTCAGACCATAACTGCTCAACAGTTCCATGGCCTGCTCCATCTTCAGAGGAAAGCTCTTGTCATAAAGAGCAGGAATGATAACCAGTTCATTTCCACTGACTTTGTCTTTCCGTTTTTCCATAGCGTCGTTTACAATGGGGGTAACGGCAGAGACAATTCCGGCCACAGCGGCAACGACCCCTGCAATATCTCCTCCGCCTACTTTTCGTTCAGCCACTGTGTTTTCCTCCAATCATCCTGAAAATATAAAAAAAAGAGTGCGCCCCAATGAAGAGACGCACCCTTGCAAAAGTGTATCCCTCATTGTTGCTACACAAACTCATTGACCACCCAATAGGGCGCGCGAGTAAAGAGAGAAACACTATTTGCCAGTGTTCCCCTAAAGGATGATCAAATATCTGTTTGTGTAGCATAGTCAGTATATCACACCCTGTTTTGAAAGGGAAGTGTGAATTCACAAGCGCCGTTTTTTTACTCTCTGCCCAAAAACCCACTTTTTTTTGCCAGTTATATATATTTTTAATGTTTTTTCTTCGCATTAAATAAGAGAAAAAAGTGGGAAAGTGGGCAGAAAACCCGCAAAGCCTTGCGCCCCAACGGTTTCCGGCTGCCCACTTTTGAAATAAAACCGGGCAAAAACCCACTTTTTCTGGGGAAAACCGTCCGTACAAGTCTTTCCAGACGCCCCAACTTTCCCAATCTGGTCATAAAAATCGGGCATACACCCACTTTCCGACTAAGAAGTGGGCAGAGAAATTGGCCCAAATTCTAACTTAGATTAGAGAGAACTGAGCCAAAATCTCTATTTTTCAGTCAATAGGCACGCCGCTGGTAAGGCCGATTTCGTGGAGTTACCGGGATGTAGTGGTAGTGGGAGAGAGTCTTGTATGGACGCTTACGGAGCGACATCCCGTATTTTTTCGGCGGTGTTCCATTGCGTTCGGGATAGAGCTTTGGGTCTGAGAAGATAGCGTCGAGCATTTCAGAGAGCGCCTTAGCTGTATCCAGGATGGATTGTGTGAATGCCGCTCATGCTTCTTGAAATGTGCGAATGGCCTCTAAGGTTTGCTCCATATCCATAGCGGTTCACCTCCAAACCTTTCCGGAGCGCTTGTCAATCAGAACAATACGGCCTTCTATGGCGAAGTCTGCCAGCTCGCAAATATCAAAGATGGCATAGAGCAGTTTGCGGAATCGCTCCTCTTCAGCCTCGATGTTTTTCAATGCTTGATAAGCGGTAGGGTCAGAATAGCCCTCCGCATTTTTTCGGTCATTTGGCGCCAACATTATTCGCCTCGCTTTCCTTATGCCACCCCTCGATGTCGACGCCAATCCGTTTTAGCATTTGAGTACAGAGCCAAATATCATCCTGGTCCTCCATCTCATACCGGCTGACCAGCTCCTTGATGCGGTCATGGAAGGCGTCGTAATAGGTTCGGAGCCGCTGAGCCCCAAACCCGAATTGTTCATGCAGCACCCACAGAATGGTGGCGTCGATTTCTGCAATATGTTTTCTGTCGTACTCGGCCAGTTCCCGCTGGATCTCTAAATCCATCGCCTTTTTCTCCGCAGCGGTGAGTATGGCGCCGTACACTTTTCCTCCTGCTTTCTTGACTTGCATAGCTGCCTCCCATGATCCAGTTGGTTTTCGCAAAGAACATGGGGACAGCGAAGAACAGCATAATAACCAGAACGGTCGCATCCCCATCTATGAATAAAACGGGTAAAGAGAGCCCGACGAGCAGCAGAGCATAGAGCTTATTTCTCAAGAGTTCTCGTTTCCACATAATGACGTTCCCTCCTTCACAAATTCAACCGGCCTCCCATAAGCATAAAGCATGGAGGCCTCCTCGCCGTCCATTTCCAAAATGGTCATGATGGCATAGTTCGCCAGATCCATTAGCGTGTCCCGAATAGACTCGTCCGTAACCTGCTGCTGGTCACTGTCCGTACAGGTGATGCGGGAGAGAGTCTTGAACCGGGAAAACTTGTCGCCCAGCCGGATACGGGTCATAGCCAGACCCTCTTCCACAAAGGTCTGATGGAAGCTGTCGCCGTAATCATGATTTTTCTTTTCATAGAGCTTGTTCAGCTCGTCGCAAATCGCCTTATGGCGAAGTACCTTTTCCATACTCATGGTCGTTCCTCCTTAAAAATAGAAAAAGAGAAGAGCCCGCGTTTCCGCAGGCCCTCCCCTTTGGTTGAGGCTTAGAATTTCAGCTTTTCATTGATTTTCGCAATTTGCTTTTCCACCTTTTTCTGAATTTCGGTGTTCCCGGCCTCGACCGCCAGATCAAGGATCTCCTGCCAGTCTTCCAACTGGTCCAGAAGCATACCCTTGTACTGGTTGTCTGTCATGCCCATGGAATCGTCACCACCATTCAGAAGGTGAGACTCGTTGCGTTCAGCCATAGCTTAACAACCTCCTTCCATAATAGGAGCTGTGCCTTTTGCGCATGGTCGATGCGACTTATCCGAGTTCATCATACCATGCCTGGCCGAAGGGTGTCAAATGGCTTATAACTCACCAAATTTTTCGTATCGCTCCAGCGCACGCTTACATTTGGCAAGAATGTTTTGCTGGATTGTCCACTCGGTTACGCCATACTGATACAGCATGATAAAGACAGTGGTCAGAACATCACAGGCTTCATCAATGATGGCGAAGTTGTTGCCTTTCCTCCGCTCCTTTTTCATCAATTCCTTGACAAGCTCGGAGCATTCCTCCGCAACATAGACGCTCTGAGGAACACCTGACGTGGAGTCCAGCTTAGCCACGGCAGCGATGGCCTTTTTCAGTGAGTCATCCGGTCTGGGATAAAAGTCACAGCAACTAATCTCTCCCTCCCGAATCTTTTCCCGATAGGAGGAGTCTTGGGCATCCTTACAAACCAGAGCTGAGACGCAATTTTTACAGTCCATATGGTTCTCCTTAATTTTCAATGATTTTGAGAAAATCTGGTTTTGCTTTTTCCTTGATTTCTTCCCACAGAATTTCACTGGACAGCTCGTGGGTCCAAACCGGCCGACTAAGGAGCTTTTCAATGTACTTATGAACTTCAGACATATTGCACATCAGAATGCCGGTGTAGGCCGACAGAATCACCTTTTCATGAAGTGTCATCGTGCTTCTCCTTTCAGTGATGTATTACCCACCACAAAAGCATACAGATAGAGAACTTGGCAAAGAACCACAGAAAGTCACCGATTTTCTGCATCAAAAACCATATGATGGGATGTTTTTCGATCCACTTCTGCTCCTTATTCATCGGGCTGTACCGCCCGTAATCAGTTCGCTATACGGAAGCCCTTCAATCCAGTCGCAGAATGTATGCCACTCGTCCAGCTTATGGTTACGCCGGCTCTTATAAATATTGGCCAGCACTTCATAGTTGAGCATAACCGTCCGCCGCTGGTTATAGGAAGAGGGGAGGAGCTGGATCATCTGCCACCAGTATCGCTTGTTTTGAGTTTCGAGGTATTTTTCGCGATAATGATTAAGGATATTGCAAGTCATCTGAATATATCCTTGCGGCGTAAAGTAACACCAGTTTCCATCCACATTCACAGCCGCTAAGGCGTTGTCTCTCGCAATATCTTTTCGTTCGTCCCATTTGAGCATGTCATCCGGTCCGAATAAATGTTCACGGCTGAAATCTTCCTGCGAGAACTCTTTCGCCGCGATCTTATGCATAGTAGAGCCGGAATTGGCCACAGTCCCTACTTTGTAAGTATCGAATTCCTTCCACCAGTAGAGCGGCCCCGTCAGGTCCACATACACGGCGATCATTCTCATGAACTTCCGGTGATCGGTTCCAGCGTTGCGCAGCCTGGTCATCAGGTCGAGGTCATTGGGGCCAACCTCGTCAAAGGATTTCTTGATACTATGAGGCCACTTCTCGCATTCGCAGGTAAAAATCTTACTATCGCTCTTCTCCCAGGAGTTCATAGGGTTCCGCATACCACGAATTGCATGTTCCCAGCCCAGAACTTCGGTGTTTTCAATTTTCAGCATGGCGTTCTTCCTCCATTTTCGTGAGAATGGCATTTGTCTCGTCGTAGAAATGAACGCTGGTCGGCTCAACCCTCCGAACACCGTCTTTGAACTCAACGATGCCATAAACCTGTCCAACTTGGCCTCCGGTGTGACCGCCACGAAGAGCACTGGCACCGATGACATTGGTCCAATGCTCCCAACAATGGAAAAGCCCAAGCTCACCCTTCACCTTACAGAGTCGGGTTTCATATCGGATATTGAAATCTAATCCGCCAGGCATACCTATTTCTCCTTTGTACTCAATTTCCGGTACAGCTCCTCAGCCTCTTTCCCTTGGAACTGATTGATGATTTGAACCTTCTCACCGGGTTCTTTCCGTCCAATAATTAGCACCGCAATGTCGCCATGTCGATGGTCAAAACCGACGAGCAGCGTGTCAGAATTCTTCATTTTTTCTCAATCCTCCTGGCCTTCCGCTCGTCATATTCGGCCTTATCGATAGAGACCATGCTGTCTGGCCCCTCTTTGAAATACCGGTTCAGATCAATTTTCTTTCCGTCCGGGGTAATGATGTAAAGGAAAGCCACGGTATCATAGTCGCCATTCTTGGTATCGGTCAGGAATTCCTCCCGGTACACCTGGAACTTCTTACTGGCCGGAAAATAGGGCATGGTGATGGGAAAGATCTTATCCACCAGTCGAGTGACGAAGCCATTCTGGAACGCCACATCGGGGTCGTCGATGTTGATGGCCTGAACACGGCTTACATCACTGTAAGTGACCGTGCCATCTTCCGCCACATCCTTAAAGAGAGAAGACATGCGTTTGCATTGATAATGGGTTTTGGGATCATCTTCCCCGAATTTTACCGGCTCCCAAATATCAGGAGTATCTTCGATGGGTGTCAGGCATTTTCCGTCAATCAGACGGTTCAGAATGCCTTTCGTGAGCTGAATGCTGAACCCGCTGTGACCATCCTGACAAAGACTATGATAAGCCTTGAGTGCGCTTTCATAGCAGCCCACGCCATATTTCCAGTCGTCCGTACCCTCAGCGGCCTCCCGCTCTTTTTGACAGGCAAGGCCGACTTCCTTTTCAGCCCAAGAATTTACCTCTTCTTCAATAGGCAAAGACAACAGCCGTTCCACATCCGCGTCAGTATGCCCATCCCACTGAGGAGCAGTAGGCAGCTCTTTGCAATGGAATAGATCCCAGTCTTTCTCCTCATAGTGATAGGTGTACTGGCCTTTGGGAGTCTCGACACCAACGATGAACCAGCCGCCACCGAAAGGAATCTCACCGTCAAAGTGCTTACGGGACTTCCACGCCACAGTCGGGAAAGTATTTACCAGAGTGGCAAAGAGAATCAGCCGTTGCTGATAGAGCGAGTTGAAGGTGTGGAATCCATCGCTCACCTCTCCGATAGGGCCGATCTCCTCAACATTGATATTGTGGTCGATTAAAAATTGCTTCAGATCCATGATGCTTCTCCTTTCAATTTTGCTTGTAAATACATTTTTCTGGATGGTCCTTACAGACAAAGTCCCATTGGATGCCGGGAATCAAGTTCTTGCATCTGGAACATTGGACACTTCCAGTCCCTCCGAGAAGCCAATACCCTTGGAACATGGGGCAAACGCTTGGATACATTGTTCCATAATGAGGATTATTTGACTTACCTTTCTCCAGGAACACTGCGTAAGGATCATCTTTATCCACGATTTTTGTGACCCAAGATGGATCTCCGCCGGTCTCAGCAACCCGCTGCTCCACTTGTTTCACATAAGGGAGTTCTGCAAATGATATGGGTTGATTCTTGAAAACGATGCCATGTGCGTATCGTCCTTCATTGAAGTCCTTTTTCTCCGAGAGAGACTTACTAATTCCGAGGTCGATGCCGGCTCTACTTTTCAGATGGTAAAAATATAAGTCGGTAAACGGAGTGTTCATTCGATCAATCCGTCCAGCCGACTGCTGCATGATTTTGTAGGAATAGTTCTGGGAATAGAAGACGATGGTATCAGTGCTGATGCAGTTCCACCCTTCAGCGCCGGCATTATACTGGACTAAATACACCCAGCTCTCGCAAGTAGGGATTGGCTGGTGTTTGTGGCCGTTCCATTCCGCCACTTCGACATTTTCGCCGTAGTAGAGATTTTTCAAAATATCAAGCTCATAATCGAAGTTGTAGAAGACAATCATCTTGGGATGGTCCTCAAAGATTTCCAAAAGTGCGATTTGTCTGGAGTCATCGCTATTCACAATTTTTCTCCAAACATAGCATAACCCACCAGCCGTTGTAATGGGCTCGTCCTTGAATGGGTCCCATCTGGTGCGGGTAGCCTGCTTGTACTTTTGAATATCGTACTGGACATAGATGTCTTCGTGATGGGAGATGGTATGGCGCTTGAAGTCCATGTTGACCAAGATGCGATTTCTCAATCGAATCAGTCGACCGGTATTTAGGTAGCGGTCGATTTTAGGGTATTTTGCTCGCCAGTCATAGATGATATGCTGGTTAACGAAGTCGGTCTTATTGCGATAGAAGCCATTGGCAATGAAAACCGGGATATAATCCTGCCAGGTATCTCCGGGAGTTGCCGAAAGTAAGATCCAGTCATTGGTCTTGGCGATTTTAAGGAACGCCTTTGTCCAAGCCCCATAACCGACAACCCGCTGCTCGTCAAAGATAAAGAAAGCTCCAGTGACTTCCTTATACTTAGCGATGTTGTTCCAGGAGTCTATTACAACTTTGTTTTTGTAGTAATTTGCTTCCGGATTAGGAGAGAGCAAAAACGGAGCCAATTCACCTTGCCATTCACAGGTATCACGCTTTCGAGCCGTGGTGATGATGTAGAGATCCCGAGGATTTTTCATCGGAACATAATTGTCCGTATCCAGGTTCCCACCCTCTTGGAGATAATAATAAGCGAGGCCGGTCCTGGACTTCCCAGAACCGACCCCGCCACAGAGGATACAGCCTGTTTTCATGCTGCCCAAGGCTTTTCGCTGATGGTCATAGAGCTGAATAGCCATGAGGCATCACTTATCCTTATTCTCCGAACACCCTTCCGTCCATACCTTGATACGGTTGAAGTAGTTGCCTCTATTGCCAAGAGCCTTCTTTGCAATAGCCATTGCAAGCCCTTTCTCCGGATCGAACTTTTCATAGAGGGCTTTGACAACGGTTTTTGTTCCGTCAGCCCAGAACACAATGGTAGCCGGGTCTTTGAACATAACATTTTCGATTGCCGGCATGAAAGTTCCGGTAACGGAGAGATTCGTCATGGCCTTCTGAATCGCAGTGTAAATATCAGCATCCAAATCTTCCCCATAGCGGATTCTCTGCCGCGGAGAATAGTTGCTACGATCTACACAACAATCGCAGGCGATGCGGTTCTTCTCCACAGTATATCTGCATCCGTTGCAGTTAAGGTTGTTTTTCATTGGTGTCTCCTTTCTCAAATAGCTCTGTAAACTTGTGAATGATTCTTCTGGTATGCCACACATCAGAAAAATACATCGGAGTGAACCAATAATTTTCCATAGTGTCAGCAGAGCTTATTGGATTTGTAAGGGTGTTACCTACCTTAATGTATCCGGCTACTCCAAGCATAGAAATCTGGAGATAGCACATCAAAGCGACTACTTCCTCTATGTCCTGACCGACAATTAGTATATGGTTCTGATAATTCAAGTCAACTTTCTCTAATTTGTGACGCACCGTATTGATGGCAGCAATTAGATTTGCGCCAGCGCCGCAGCAAGGATCAGAGATAGTGACATATCCTTCCTCTTCGACTTGAGAAACAATATCGCCAATTCCTATTTCAGCCATCAGTTGACATACAGGGTATGGCGTAAATACCTGCTTTAACTCGTCGTAGTCGAGACGCAGGTCCATGAACATTTCTCCAAGAAAATCTTGCTCTGGATTTCTGTCCAAGGCCATTACCATATCGGCAAAGAGTTCTGGAAATAGGTGTTGCTTCGATTTTTCATATTTGTTTATAAGTTCGAGATACCGCTTTTCTCGTTCATCATAATGGCTCTTATCTACTGTGTTGGAAATGGCACAGGCCGACATGATGACGAAGTCCTTCCAAATATCCCAAGGGCGGAATTTCTCCGATATAAGCTGCCGAAAAGTAGAACGAAATTCTTTATAGAACTCGCTATCCCTTGGGTGTGGATTGGTAGTATGAGTCGGCGGCACTGTCTTTGGCTCTTTGTAAATAATGGGCTCCTTTCGAGGAGCAGACATAGGCGGTTTCCATGGCTCCGGTCCAAATAAAGAAATGGGGACGCCAGTCACCTCCATAACCAGCGCCCCCAAGAGCTTTTTACTTTTCCGGATATTCCATCGCGGCATATTTCTCCGCAAATTCATCTTCCTCGATAACGACATACATCGTTTTGAGGTAGGCTTTGACGCCGCGCTTCTCATTCGGTGTCCCCTCTTGCGTGACCCAGGGGTAAGGCCTGATGATCATATCAGCATTACGAATGTCCGCGAAATCCAGTGTATTCACTGACTCTTCATCCAGCGGAGTCTGGCAACGGCGAGTAACCAGAATAATCTTCGGAGGATAATTATTGAACTTCACGCTGACCTGGAGGTAGTGGCGAGGTTCATCACCTTCCTCACGGGGAGCCATAACACGGATGTTCCAGCCATCTTTTGCCAGTTTCTGTGCGGTGTCCGGGTCGTCGATGAATACGCAGAAGTTCCGGTCGCCGGCACGATTATATCGGCTCTCCCTTCCGGAAAAGTTCCGGAAGATAATGCGTGCGCCTTCAATCGAAAGGTCATTCAAATTTTTACGAGCCATAAGTCATTCTCCTTTTCAAATCATCAATTTCTCGTTCGAGCTTTTGAATCCGGTTAATCAAACGGCCCTCATAGGCTATTGCCAAGAAAGCCATCAAAACTGCCAGCACGATATTGACCCCACACCAAAATGAGTGGCCAGTAATGCCGGAAACGAAAGCGGCAAAAACATTGAACCCCAATATCATCAGAACAATGCTCATTTTGGTCACCTCACGTCAAAGGCTGTGGCATCATCACCATGCGGTTCACCTGGGCCAAACCAAGGAGGCGTATCGTCTTCCTTAATATAAGGGTCGTCGGACACAAACCATTCAAGGTCACCAAAGGCGGAAATATCAGTAGCCGCAGCATCAACCAGCGCATCATAGTACCCCCGGTCAATGTCGTCTTCTTTACCGAGTTCCTTGACCATCTCGGATTCCAACCACCGATACCCCTTGGTTCCAGTCGCAGCGTCATACTTTTTCTCGCCGGTCTTTTTATCCTCAGACTCCCGGCACAGCAGTCCTCCGCCACATCCGGGTTTAATGGGGCAGAACTGGCCGACCTTTCCGACGAAAATATAGTTGTGACCTTTGGAGATTTCCTCTTTGAGTTTCACTACTGTTTCATCATAGTCAAGCGGATACTGGCCATTTTCATCCGGCCACTTCTTGTAGAGGGTTTCCAGTTCTTTTTCCGCAGCAGTCACATCTGGTAGACTCTCATTCATATCCAGATACAAGGCTCCGGTGACCGATTTGGTTTCGCACATGTCCTCGAAGACGATCTCCTCTTTGGAGAACAATTTCTTGAAGACATAAGGAATTTGGAACTGAGTACCAGTCGCAGTCCATTCGCCGGCGTGCTTGCCATCTTTATACTTGGCAATATAAACAGCATTGTTGACCAGACACATGCGGTCATAGGTGGCCTCATGCTCAAAGATGTAGCCGTACATTTTGCCGTAATCCATGACAAACTGGATGATTTCCGGCGTTGCGTCCGGAATCTTAATAGAGTCTGTCTTGATATGGGCAACAACAAAGCCCCGTTTCTGCACCTCATGCTTGAGGTTGATCATAAACAGGGCTCCACGCTTGGCAACGATATTATCTTTGTTCCGGTTATCGCGGAATGGGTTCTCAAATCCGGCCGAAGTGAGGCCATAGACCGAGTTGATGGCAATTTTCAGCGCCTGAGCCAGCGCATCTGCCGAATCCTCGTCCGTCAGATACTTAGCCAAAGCGCCGCCCAGCATTTTCCTGGCTTTCTCGAAGTCCTTATGCTTGATTGCGACGCGGGCATCCTTGATTTCCTGGAACCGCTTGGTGTACTCAGGACCAAACAACTCCTCCGCAATGATACTGGACGGATGCATCGAGGCAATATCCAGCAGAGCGATATTTCCATACATACCAGGCTCCGCATAGACATAACCTCCTTCGCCAACCTCTTCACCTCGGTAAGTAGATTTGCCATTCTCGAACTTATAGCCGGGGAAGATGGGGCGTTTTTTCTTGTCGAAGACAGTAAACTCGTCAAATTCCTTCGGCCCCATAATGAATGGAAGATCCCGCTCGGGGTCATAGATTTGAGAAGTGTCGCCCATATCTCGGTAGTTGAACTGGTCCTGAGGTCGCTTATTCCCACCGAAGATGATTTTGGCGGTCAGAGAGTTGGTGGTATCATTGACCGTCATGCCGGCCACATCAGCCAGAATTTCTCTGGCTACAAAGTCAGCTTTTCGGGCATTGAACACTGCCTCCGTGGCAATTACATCGTTGTCACAGTATTCTGCAACCTTGACCCACATGTTCTCCGGAACCGGCTGATCCCATGGAAGGCCGAGTTCTTTGTGATGGATACCCAGCTCAATCTCCCATTTCTTCAGACTCTGCTTTTTGGAGCAGAAGTCATATACATCCGTATAGGAGACATTATAGGCCTCTCCAAAGAAACAGTTATTGCTCTTGGATTTCTTCTCACTGCCGATGATCTTCTGAGACAGATTGTAGAGCTGCTCATTGGTGTACCCCATCAGACGGGCATAGAGGATGTGATTGTCGTACCGCCGGCAGTTGAACCCGACCAGACGGAATTTCATCAGCTCCTCAATTTCCTGAGAGGTCGGATTGATCATTCTGACCACAGGCTGAGTGCTGCCCTCGATTTTCCAGTTCACCAGGAACAGGTTGGGAAAGACCTCCACATCATAGAAAACCAATTTGGCATCATCATTTTTTACCGCAGCAGCGGTGTCAGCGGATTTGAATGGCATCTTGTTGACTAACTTGATGCAGTATTCCGCTTGGTTGGTGCTGTTGGCCGCAAAGGCCAGGACGGCATTACGCATATCGGTCACATCATAGGTCAGGCCGCTCTCATACGCATCCGTCAAAATTTTGTAAATGAAGTCGATGCTGGGCTTAGTAGCCGGATGGATCTCTTTATTGAGATTTCGCTTAATCTGTACCCTAAGCCCTTTCTCGCTTTGGACAACTTTGGAATTTACCACGCTGTTTTCTCCTTTCAACGGTAAACCAGAGCTTATCGTAGCGATAGGCAGGTTATTGCACTTCGTCAATTTGCGCCGCAGCGAGCTTTTGCCGGTGAAGACCTTTACCTCGATATGGTCATCATAGATTCGGCTGAGTCTCGTCGGGTCGCCCGTATAAATGTAATGCAGGTGGATGCCGCACCCACTCTTGCTTAACTCCGCGTAGGTCGGAGGCCACTTGCTCGCCTCTTCCAGATTTCGTTCAAAGGATTTATTGCCTTTGTCGTCTGGAATATCAAAGTCAATGACAATGTGGTTTTCCGGCACTTTGACATAGTGGAGCCGAGTGGTATCCAGCTGAGACAATGTGCGCCGTACTTTTTCCCATTTCTGCGCCGGTGTTTCTTTCGAGGTGGCGTATTGAGCAGGACAGGACGCACACTCCTTGTCAAAGATAGACTCAGTGGCATCAAATTGAATCAGGCGTTTCTCTGGTTCCGGTTTTACCTCCGTAATCTGCTCCTCAAATTTCTCCGTCCGAAAGCCGCTGTAATAGCTCCGGACACGGGACCCATCATCGAAACAGAACCGCTCATTGTACTCCCGGAAATAGTTTTTCAATTCCTCCTTAAATGCCCTCTGGCTGAGGGGATAGGCGACCTTCGCCTCCTCATTGTAGGTTTTATACATCTCCCAGGCTGCCTTCAGCGATGTTCCGTCCTCGCGTTTGAACACCATATAGGAGTCCACCACAAAGTTATAGAAATCGTTGGAGGCCCCCAGCATAGCAACCGGAATATAGTCATCGTAGAAATCCCGGTCTGCCAGATAAACTTCCTGACAGTGATAAGCAATGGCTCCCAGTTCAAAGTCAATCTGTTTCATGATGGTCTTGTATTCTTGGGGGTCCAGCTTATCTCCGCTGGGGGAGACATCAATCAACCGTCGAATCAAGCCGGACTTGGCGTCTGTAATCCGGACCGGCTTATTGGTGCCCATAAAGAGAAATGCTTTGAACCGATTGGCATAGGTCGATTTGAACTTTTCGTTGACGGTCATCAACTCATGAGATACCAGACTATTGAGTCTGGTGTTATCCTCGATACGGGAGAGGTCTCCATCATGCTGGATCGCCACCAGAGGATTGCTCTTAAATGCCTCCAGAGCAAAGGCATTACTGGATGACCCCAGAGCTTTCGCATCAAAGACAGAGTAATATCCGTCAAAAAGTTTTTGAATGATGTTGAGCACGGTGGATTTTCCCGTACCCGCGGCGCCATAGAGAACCAGGAATTTTTGGAGCCGTTTGGAGTCGCCGCATACTACCGAGCCGATGGCCCACTCGATTTTGTGCCGCTCGGCCGGAGCATACAGCGTCCCCATCAATTTGTCATAGGCGTCCAGTTTTCCAGCCTCCAGGGGGTAGTTCAGCGACTTGCTGGCATAATCTTTTTTCCCGGTTTTGATATTGGAAAATATCAGTTTCTCGTCAAGCATGTGGAACTGGTCTTTCATCTGTTTCTGGCAATATTTGTGCCAAGTGTCAATCATGCCAGTCTCAGCGTCCCACATATGCATGACACGAATGTTGTTGTCAAATCGCTGGCGGTTTTCTTCCGCGTAGTGGTCCAGTTCACGGTCGATTAGATCAACCGCATCCTGTTCATCAGTCGACCATAATCCCCGTTCTTCCACCCATATAGCATAGAAATCGCCACCTCTTATCATAAGGTCGCTGCTTTTCTTGATGATAAACTTGGGATAGATCTCGATGATACCACGCTTGCCGCTGCGCGTCGCAATCACCAAGAAGTCTAACATTGGCTGTTACTCCCCTTCGCCGCGCTCCAATTTCTTTACTCTAACAGAGAGCTGATAGATCTGCTCCTCCTGTTTCCGACGCTCGACCTCAGACCAGATGACGCATCCGATGCTCACCAGTGTCAGCATCTTCAGCCCTCGCTGGCCCTTGACCTGCTTCCTGAACAGATTGGTCAATTCCTTGGACGGAATCAAATGAACGAAAATATCATGGGTGATTGTGTTCATGTGATGCTCCCTTCTCTGATGATTTCTCTGAGGTAGCAGTTTAACTGATACCAAATCTCCATCGATCGCATATCCTGTCTGGGATCATAGACGGTGAAAAGACCGCCCCTTCCATTCCGCTGATAGTCACGCGCCAAGAATCGTTTCAGGACCATATCCACATAATCCCGGTCGAACTCGGTGTCATCCATGGAGCCGAGCCCCAGACTCACCAGCATGTTCCAAAACCACTGTCCGGTTCGGTTGCCGGCGTCGGGGTTGTCCATGATATGCTCTTCACAGCGAAGGGAAAGGGCAATCATCATCTCTAAAATACTGCACGGAGTATTGTCCAGATAGGACGCGATCATTGAATCGCTGTAATGGTTCTCGCGGCCGAACCGATATCTAAGGTCGATGCCGTCTTCGGCCCGGTTGCCGTCCATCGGAATCGTATATGTAAATTCCGTACCGTGCAGTTTGAAGAACAGCTTACGATAGGATTGTTTAGAATATCGGTCGTCGACCACGAGCTGATACATCCAATCGAAATACCGATCGATTAGCTCGTTTGGAGTCAAAGTTAGGCCTCCTCGTTATCATGTTCGGGAGGAAGAGTTCTCTTGAACTCAGCAAAAGTCCGGAGGTCCCTGAGGATCTCATAGTCACACCGTTTGGCGTCATTCCGCATGAACACGGAATCCTCCTCATACTCTCCGAAATGCTCCAGGCCGTCGCCGACGATCTCCTCCACATCGTCCACGACCTCGCCATACTCGTCCGCCAGCGTGCCGTCCTCAAAGTAGAATAGGCTAACCTTGGTGTACTCCTCGATTTCTCCAAACTCGTCCGGAGAAATCACATAGGTCTCCGCGCCAGTCGGCTTGGCCGGCTTTTTATCAGCCACGGTATGGGAATAGTCCGTATAACCTTCTTTGAGGACCTTCTGGGCATACTGCCGAATATCCATCTTTTCATCAGGCTTATTCGGGGACACGGCTGCCTGGGTCCGGGGGCGCTCTTCGGCCTGCTCTTTCTGCCGGGCATAAGCCTCTTTCACGGAGTTGATCTCCTCCTCCGCAATCCGGCTATACATCTCCCGGGCATAGTACCAGGCCGCAGCGCCGCCAATCACGAGGCCGGCGACAAACCCGGCCATCGTACTTGCTTTACTCATTGTCATCCTCCTCGTCCTTAATGCTCATGATGGTAATGGCCATGCTCCCAAACAGGAGCGCCGCACTCAGCAGCAGGCCGCCGGTGATATGGCGTTTCCGCTTGGAATCCACCACATAGTCCAGCATGGAAATCAGATTTGCAATACTCTCCATCCTGATTACCTCCCGGAAGTGAGCACCGTAATGCCGCTCACCAGACACAGGCCGGAAATCGTGGACAGGACATAAGAGAGCAGAGCTCGACGAAACATCTTCATAACGCATCCTCCTTTTAATCATAGCTTGAAAAGTAATGGTGCTCGACCTGGAACATAGGCACGCCATAGTCGCTGTATCGCTCTGTCCGGAAGAAGACCACATCATAATTGGTTCGATTTCTCAATTCCTCTTTGACCAGATCCACAAGCTCCTCTTTAACATAGCAGCGGTCAATCCGTCCGTTCCACATCGAACTGAATTGATTTTTCTGATAAACCACTTCATGGACAGTGTCCGGAAAGTGCGGATCATCCACCCGGTTCAAAATGGTGTCGATGACCAGCCTCTGTCCATACTCACACTCTCCCTCGGCCTCCGCCATCGTCACCAGCGCAATGAGTTCAATCTCTTCCTGAGTCAAAGGAAAAACCTCCTCCGGCGGCGATGTTTCTACCACCGGGGGAGGGGTCACGACTACTTCTTTGCTCACCAGAGGAACCGCCTCCACGACCGGTGCGGGAATATCAGCAGGTTCCATAAGTTCTACTGCCGGGGCCACCGGAGTGAACGAGGCCATGGTCACGACGACCACGGCCATCATAAGTACCATGAATATCTTCCGCATGGCTCAGCCCTCAGATGTACTGGTGGGTGGCCACATAGTCGAGAATGTCGCCGACCACATTGAAGTCCAGGATGATGGCGGGCTCGTAGCCGTTCACAAAGTCGCGGGCCTTTGCCTTGTAAATATCAAAGAGGCCGAAGTCCACAAAGTTGTCCCCGATGGGATGCTCCGTGTCATACACCCAGCCCACAACGGCGCCGGCCTTGGTACGCTCAAAGCCCAACAGGTCATAGACTTCATTCAGGAACAGATGCCCGCGGGCCTTGAGCATATCGTTGGCCTGACTCTGCCGGGCCTTCAGGTAGAACATGTTCTGCTCCGCGTCCTTAATCCAGTCGGGGTGAGTCTCGTCGAAAATCTTCGCATAGGGGCTGTACTTGCTGGGGTCGATGCCGTCCGCCACATTGACGGTTTCTTTGACGGTTTTCTCCTTGCCCTTCTCGTCCGTCACCGTCTTTTCAATCTCCTGGGCCTTGATACCGTAGCGCAGCTCCTTCTCCACCTGCTCACCGAACCGCTCCAGCACGCGGCCGCGATAATCCTTGAAGGACTTGTCCACCGCCGCATAAGCCGCAGCCAGGGCGACATTGCGCTTCTTCAGAATATTGTGGCTCGCCAGAATGCTGGTGATGGACATGGCGCCCAGCACCACCGAGGGACCGTACAGCTTGACAAACTTCACACCGGCCTGCACATAGGCGATGGTCAGATCCTTCTTGCAGTCGTCCTTGGAATAGGTCTCGCCCGCCTTGGTAACGCCGGACTCCTCAGCCTCATGGATGTTGTCCAGAGCCTCCTTGGTCTCTTCCATCAGCTTGCCGGCCTTGGTGGTCGCTTTGCAGGCCATGACCGCGCTGGTCACCACACCGATGATGCCGACGGCCACCAGGATTTCCGGGCTTTTCTTCTGGAGCTTGAATCCGACCTTATGGACGGTTCCGCTCACGGACTTCATGATCTCATTCATTTTCATAACTTGAAAATCTCCTTTTAATTTAATGTAGGGGGGGGGGTATTTTTCAGTCTTCAGACATGTACTCCTGATATTCGGCCTCGGTGGCAAAGAGCATCCATACGCCATTCACGAGGCCCATGTAGCCATACGAGACAAAATATCCGTACATGGCGCGTCCTCCTTAGGTGATTTGAATGGCCCTCGGGAGCTGCAAGATGTAGCCATCCCGCACCCGAACCACTTTGGCATTGCGGATGTCCGTCCATCCGTACTTGTTGGCTGTATAACTGCGGCAGGTAACGCCGGCCAGGTCATACAGGTCCGCCACTGTCACAAAGTCATAGTTGGCGATGGCCGACTCCATCTGGTCCAATACCAGATCTGCGTCGCCCCGCTCGTCAAAGATGATGTCATCATAGTCGTAGCCGGGGATGGTCCTGGGCCGTGCGTAATCTCTCCGGTCATCCCGTCGGTCATCATAATACTTCTGATAGGACACCCGGGAGCCTCCGCCGCCTTTTCTACTGCCGACCCGTCCGGATTCCCCGAACAGGAGGATGCTGACCACATCGGCGATGGCGTTACGGATGCCGGGAATGACCACATCGGACAGGATAAAGCTTTTCACACTCTCTGTGTCCTTGGGGACGAAAAACTCAGCAAACTTCTTGACCTCGCTCTTTTTTCTGGTTTTGGCTCCGCCAGTGACCACCTTCTCCAGCTTTTTCTCCGGAGGAGAGGTACTGTTCTCACGGGCACTGTGGGAATTATCGGGATACTCAGGCATTTTGCTACCTCCTAAACTTTTTGGTAAAAAATGAAAAAGGGAAAGCACCTTGTTACAGGTACTCTCCCTTGGCAAACCCCTTTGGTTTACTTCTCAGAATCATCCTCTTCGGACTCCGCCTGAGTCTCCTCGATGATTTCGGCCTCCACGGTCTTGCCGAGCTTAGCCCGTCTCCGCTCCGCCAGCTTGGGCGCCGCGAATCCCCAGAGTTTCTTCACTCCGCCAATCATGGCGTAAGCGAGGAACCCTCCGATGATCCCCGCGACCAGAGCGCCGGAACTGGAGTCCTCCATGCTCTCCTCGACCTCCGTAGTGGTCTCGACTTCCTCGATGTCGTTGACTCTCGCAGTCATGTCTTCCATAGTAAAATTCTCCTTTTCAAAAGTATTTTTATGGGGTTGGTTCTCCATAACAGGAATTGCAAATTCTGCGCATCAGAAGATATAAACGGGTGGTCTGTGGTGCCCCACTACCAGGCAGGGGGTTCCGTTTTCGTCCAACTGGGAACTGAAGTCCAGATCGATATACCCTTTGTCAATATCCCAGCCGAGGTTGCTGCCCACATCGATGTCGCTGAGGCCGATTTCGTAGTAGAACTCATTGAGGGTGATGTGCAGCTCGTCCCGCATCTGCCGGTTCAGATTGTTTTCCGCCTTTTTGAGCTGGTCGGCGCTCGACTTGAAATATCTGCCGGACAACGGGTCGTAACAAAGCACCTCGCCCTTCCCGGTGCAAATGACCTCGTTTTTACCAATCGGATTCTTGACCAGCTGCTCCTTAGCCACCGCATCACGGATGGCCTGCTCCTTCTTAGGCCCGACGACCTCTACCGCCTTCTCCCGGTATTCCTTGAGGGCTGTCTCCGAGATGGTGTAGGCGGTCGCCAGCGCCGCATTGCGTTTGGCGTTGACCGAGCTTGCTCCAATGAGGCACGCTACGGATAATGCCCCGGTCACTGCCGCCGGCACATAGCACTTCCAGGTAGTCTGGACGATCTCCTTGGTATTCAGGCGTTTTCCGTCCTTGATTTCCCTCTCGTCAATCATTCGCAGGGCCTTGGGGGTTGCCCGAACCGCAGTAATGGTGGCGGCAATCATGCCGGCAATTCCAATTCCGGTAAGGATCTCCGGGCTGTGCTTGCGCAGAGCCCGCTGAATTCCCTTGACGCCTTTGGTAATGGTCTGTTTATCCATAGGTCTTCTCCTTTTCACAAAATATCAGTGCGGGATGTTCTCCAAACACTCCCAGGCAAAGGTGGCCGCAATAGAAAAGATACGGCCTGCCTCTTTGCCATCCGAAGTTGCTGCATAGGCGGTCATCTTTATGGCAAACTCGTCAATGGTGTCCTCCGCCGGGACCAATGGATGGTCCAAAATCAGGTTGACCAATTCCTCCGCAGCCCATCGGGAAAAGCATACCTCCTCGAACCAGTGCCTGGGCCAATCAATACCCGGTGGCTCCGAGGACTCCAAATATCCGAGGATAGCTTGCACAACTGTTTCATTCATCCATGGCGCCTCCGAAAGAGAAGAGCCCCTGTTAAGGCTCTTCATCTTCTCTCTCTTCACGGGCGGCAAGCGCCTCATTGACTTTTTCCTCGATGATTTCATCCTGCTCCTTGTCGTCGGCCCATCCGGACAGTAGGGTTCCTACAAATCCCAGGGCCATCCCGGCAAAGGACAGCAGCTTAAATACCGTCTTTTTGTCCATAAAGCGTGACCTCCTTTCCATAATACGCTCTGCCATTTCTGCGCTTAATCCGGCGGTTGATTGGTAGGTTCAAAGACCATCTCCACGATATAGCAGGGAATCTCCCCATTCAGTCCGTCATCGACCACTGTTTTGACATGGTTAAAGTCCACCCAATACAGGTCGTCGCTGATCCACCAGCCAAAGCAGTCCAGTTCTTTGACTGGCTCCAGTCCTAACATTTCATAGAAGTCGTTGACTCCGATGCACCCGCCCATCAGGGCGAAATTGCGGTTGAGGTGATACTCTGCCTGCAACACTCTGCCGATGGTGGACTGGAAATACCGTTTGGAGAAGGGGTCGTAAAACAAACGCTCCTCTTCTTCCGCTCCCTCAAACTCAAGAGAGGAAAGCGAACAGAAGTTCCATGCTGAAATATCAACTTTATCTGCTTTCTCAACCGCCAAGGCCTTCATGATGTTATCATGGGCCTCTTTCCCATACAGCTCCTTCAATTTCCGTTTGTAATCGTTGTAGGAGCGGTTGAGCAGAGCATAGGCGCTTGCCAGAGATGCCTGTTGACGACGGTTGAGCGTATTTGCTCCGAAAATACAGATGATAGTTGCAGCTCCGGTCACTACCGCCGGCACATAGCACTTCCAGGTGGTTTTAATGATTTCGGTCTTGGTCAGCGGCGACCATGTCCAATTCGGGTCGTCATCATGCCGGTGGTCCTCCGCAATCTCAATCAGGCGGAGCGCCTTAGGCGTGGCTTTGACTGCCAGAACTGCGGTGGCCACCACGCCGACGGCTCCGATACAGGTCAGAATGGTCGGGGACGCCTTTCTCAAAGCGCGCCCGGCTTTTTGATGCAATTTGGGTTTCATGTAGGCTTTCTCCTTTCAAAAATATAAGAGCCGTCGCATGGCTCAAAAAGTGAAGAGGGCTGTATCGGACTCGAACCGATGATCTCCGCCGGGTGTGGCGGCGCTCTACCAACTGAGCTAACATCCTCTCCATAATAGAAATTGCGAAATCTGCGCAAAAAGAGAAAGAGCCGCTGTAAACGGCTCCATCCCTTACACTCCAATGCTTTTCAGCAATTTGTTAAGTTCCTCTTTGGTTAGTTCAAGGTCCACATCCAGATGCACATGCGTCTTGTCGTCAATGACGGTCGTGCGCAGGCCATTGAGCTGAATATCAATATTGTAGCCCAATTTATCCCGCACAACCTTCTTTGCAATCTTCGATACAATTCCAGTTATGAACTTCGACTCGATTTTCATTTCGTCCATACTCCTTAACCCCTTTCGATAGGCATTGGTGTCCATAATAGGGGCTGCGGGTTTGGCGCATCAAATGTCCCGCCGGTCAAATACGGTCTCCCATCTCTGTTTTGGAATGGGCTTCATCTTCATCGCCCACATAATCTGCCGGATGGTTACCGTGGGGTAGAGGCCGTCCGTACAAGCTCCGGCCCTCTCATCAAAGAATTCCTTAAATTTAGGGTGCAAATATAAGGCGTCGGTAAGCCAGGCGTCCACCTCCGTCCAAAAGGTGCTTTTCGTTTCCGGGTCAAAACGCTGCTGAATGACGGCCAATCCCTTATCCTCCATGAGAAACAGGGTGCAGCTGTCGTAGACCGGATGGTCGCAGAGATACCGCTGTCCGTACATGGACAGATAGATCGCCGGCTTTTCATAATGGTATCGCATAGATATCTCCAAAATAAAAAAGGAAGAGCCCCTGTTACGGGACTCCTCCTCCGCGTTGATAATGCTTAGTCGTCAAACATCTTGCACGATGCTTTGCAATAAGGGTACGGGCCTCCGCAGGCTCTGCAACCGGCGGGCGGCATGTCGTTCCGGAGAATCAGATACTCGTCACCTCTTTCATCGAGCGCAAGCTCCATATCGTCTCCGCTCTCATACTCATAGTCCATTTCATCAATCTCCCATCCACAGGACGGGCAGGTGTAAATATCACATCCGCCTTCCGGATCTTCTCTTCGATCCATGACCGCTCCGCATCTATTGCAGATTGCGTACCCCCGGTTCAGGTAGTCCATCAGCTCGCTGCCTGCCGGTTTGATAATCTTCTTACCCTTTTTGTTTCGCACTTTCATTACCTCCAGCTAATCCGGTCATGGCCATATCCTATCATACAGCATTCCCGGTTTTTAGTCGAGAGTCAGAAAGAGCTCTTTGCTTTCTCTCCATAAAGCACCCTGCAAAATCGACGAAAAACGAAGAGGCCGTGTTTTTCACGACCCTCTCCGTCTGAGCCTTCTTACCTTCTGGTCGGTTTGATGAAATGTAAGAAGTTCCCGAATGTCTTGGAACTGATGATCCCTTCCTTCTCGAACCGCAGTCCCTGCCGATACCAGCGTCCGTAGCAGATCAGGGGAAGGCCGATCCCGATAATCTCCAAGGCATACTTGATGAACCGGTCGATACGCTGCTCCCGCTTATCGTCCCCGTTCACCAAGCCGCACAGTTTGGCAATCTCGTCGACCGTCTCTTTTCTCTCACTACTGCCGGTAGGCATACCAGACAGGTCGTTGATCCGGGTCTTGATTTCCTCGTTCAACATCCGTTTGATTTCATCCATATTCATTTTCTCCTTTCAAAAATTGGTAGGCTCCATAATAGGGCGTGCTATTCGTGCGGGAGGAAGTCTTGGTTCCGGACCCGGAGAGTGATTTTCTTTTTTCGGGAAACAAACCATACATCCCGCTCAAGCTCCAGAAAAAGGCTGGGGTTCTCAGTGGGGTCCGAACGGTCTACTCGAAGGTCGCCAACCGGTCTTCGATGAAACAGAATAGCGCCTAAAAGAATGCCGACAGCAATGCCAATTATGAATTCCATGGGTGCACCTCCAAAATGATTTTCGGAATTTTCCACCCGGGGATTTTTCCAGATACCAATTTAACATGGTTTCTGGTTACCCGCGTGCGGAAAATATCAAAAGAGAAAGAGCCCGTGTTAGGGGCTCTTCTCCCTTAACCGTGGCTCAGTCTCTTCTTTGCTTGCTTAAAGTCTATCACTTTGTTTGATTTTTTGGCTTTGACTCTCTGTGCAACCTCGCTACATTTTCCTTGCAGAACTTTTGTCCAGAGGGCCGCCCCCGCAGTGGACGCGGCGCCTACAATGACATAGGTTCCTACAAGTTTGATGATGTTTTTCGGGTTCACATCTATCACCTCCATAAAGGAAGGTGCTTAATCTGCGGAACGGTCCTCATACACCGTCCGTTTCCTCAGCGCGCTCCAGGGAATGTACCGCTCTTCCCGGCAGACCGGACAGAAAAACCGGCTCACCTTTCCGCCGATGTCTACCAACTCGTCGCAGTCAGCCTCCAGCTTGCTCCCACAGTTCGGACAGTTGAACCGATAACACTGCCGAACCGCCACATCCACAATTCTCATATCATCCTCGCTTTCTGCTGAGCAGCCAGAAGAACCGTCGGTAACAATCATAGTAAACCTCCCGGCAGCAGGGAATATCATACTGCATCTTCAGCGAATTGTAGGACAGTCCCTCGGTCACAGCCCGTAAAATATAAGGGTAGAGGTCTGGGCTTGCGTCAATAGCCGCCTGTTCCACCAGCTCCATCCGGTCAGCGAAGAACAGCCGGGACTCCGCGCAGCGGGCGGTAGGGTCGCTGGTGAGCTGTCCGCTTTTCACAAAGACTTCCAGATCCTGAGGCCGTTTGCTCAGACCATCCAGGGCGGCATAGGCTTTTTTCCAAATAGGGTATTGCAGACAGAAGTGCTTCAGCTCATAATACCGGTGCTTTCCGATCCAGTAGGGGTTCTTGTCCGAAAGCTCCGGACGGATTTCTGTTCCCATCACCGTCGCTCTCCTTTCCATAAATATCCGGTCTCTTCATAGAGCCGTTTGGGGGAGATGTAAAAGTTGATACGGCCGTACCGCGAATCCATCTCCTCAATAGTGGTCACTAATTTGCCGTTGCGGGTTGCCTTGCCAATCGGGAGCCATCCAGAGATAATGCCGGCTCTGACCCATGAGGCATCCTTTCCATAGACGCGGGCCGCTACTATTACTGGAACGGAGCCCGGATGGAACTCTTGCTCATTCATCGGCTTTTTCCTCCTTTCAACGGCTATTCTAAGTAAGGAGCTGCTTTTTGTGAAAACAGCCTCGGTGGAAAAGGAAAAGAGCCGCTGTTACACGGCTCTTCCGGTTAAATATCCTTACTCAGAAACACTTCGTTTCCACGCCTCCATACCTTGACCGAACGCTTTGACCGCTTAATGGCGGCGGCCAGACAAGACCGGCAGACTGCTGGGGACTTGTAGTCGTCTTCGGTAAAATCGACCTTCACGATCTTAGCGTCGCCGTTTACAAATTCCTCAATCAGCTCTTGCAGCTTGTGATAACCGCTCACCTTCGGTATTGCGTCAACAGGTATCAATTTCATGGTTACAAAACTCCTTTCGCTTATGGATACCTCCATAAAAGGAGCTGCGCTTTCTGCGAAAGCCACCGAAGCATAGTCATCTCACAGGGGAAATCTTCAAATCCCAGTGTTTCACAGGTAATCAGCCCTTCCAGCACACCGATGATGACCTCCGCCTCATACTGCTTGTAGGGGAACAGGAGTTCCGGCAGCTCTCGATGAACTGCCCCGCAGTGGGCGCACCGAAATCGACGCATGGGTACTCTGGTTGTCTCCCGCCCCTTCGTCCGTACAATCCTTGGCACGCTGTCATAGTATTTCAGTTCCCCGCCGCACTTTGGGCAGGTGGATTGGTCCTGCATCACCATAGGTCGCCCTCTAATCTAAATTAAAAAAATATTGTGTAGGAATATACTTGACAATTCATACATTATCATATATGATTAGGAACGGTAAATCAACTCTGAATAAAGGAAAGGAGCCAACCATGCTGACCCAATGCCCAGAGTGTGAGCTACCGGTGAGCGATAAGGCAAATGCCTGTCCCCATTGTGGCTACCCGCTGAAACCCTCTGAAAAGCAAAAAAGACCTCGCAAATCCAACAAGCGCCGGCGGTTGCCGAACGGCTTTGGTCAGATCAGCGAGATCAAAAATCGTAATTTAAGGAACCCATTTCGGGCAATGGTGACAGTGGGGAAGACATCAGAGGGAAAACCCATCTGCAAACCCCTCAAACCGGAGTCCTACTTCGCCACCTATAACGATGCCTATGCCGCCCTGGTGGAATATAACAAGAACCCCTACGACCTGGAGCCGTCCATCACCATGCAGGAGCTCTACGACAAATGGCTCCAGGAATATGAGAAGACGGTGAAGAGCACTAAGTCCGTCACCTCGGCCTGGGCCTACTGTTCGGGCGTCTATAAGATGCGGGTCATGGACATTCGGGCCCGCCATGTGAAAGGCTGCATGGAGGAAGGCGTTGCTATCATCCGCGGCAAAGAGCAGCACCCCAGCGCCACCATGAAGAACCAAATCAAATCTCTGTTCAACATGATGCTGGACTACGCTTTGGAGTACGAATTGGTAGACCGGAATTATTCCCGCACCTTCAATCTCACCGAGGAGACAGTCAAAGAGATCCAGTCGGTGAAAAAGGAACATATCGCCTTCACCGATGAAGAGATAGACTTGCTTTGGGCAAATATCAGTAACAAGCAGGGCATCGACATCCTGCTGATCCAATGTTACTCCGGTTGGCGCCCTCAGGAACTTGGTTTACTGGAATTGAAAGATGTCGATTTGGAGAATCGGACCTTCCGGGGCGGCATGAAGACCGATGCCGGCGAAAACCGTGTCATCCCGATCCACTCCCGCATCCAAGACCTGGTGCTCCGAAAATATCAGGAGGCGGAGACCCTTGGAAGTCCCTATCTGCTAAACTGGACAGACCCCAATAACCGGAACAAAAAGAACCTCAAGTTGACCTATGCCCGATATCAGAAAGCCTTTGAGCGTATCCGAGACGAACTAAAGCTGAACCCCAATCACCGCCCACACGACGGTCGTACCCATTTTGTCACGATGGCCAAACGCTATGGCGTGGACGAGTACGCCATCAAATATATGGTGGGCCACAAGATCTCTGACATCACCGAGAAGGTCTACACCCGCCGGGAGTTTGCCTGGCTCCGAGAGGAGATTGAGAAAATAAAATAGTAGGAGTAAGGCTTGCGCACCCCTACATTTTGTGGTATGCTATTCAATCGAAAGGAGACACCTCATACATGGAGAAACAAACTGGCGTGGAGGAACACTATTAGACCAGAAAGGAGGTGTTTCCATGGCCAGATTGACCAATGAAGAAATCAGACGCATGACAATCGATCAAGCTGATGCTTATACTGATGCTCATCCCGCTGAGGCGTGGCGTTTTGTTAAGGTTTACGGCGCGGCCGCAGCCCAACAAACAAAGAAAGCCGTAAAGCATGGCTTGAGAAAAGGGATGCTTGTCCCCGAACCCGAAGTGATTGAACTCGCCTGACAACACACAACCGCCCTTGACTGTTCGCAGCAGCCGGGGGCGGTTCCTTTCTGGCCTAATACTATTCCTACACACATACTCCTATACTTTGGTGGCCTCCCCATAGTGTAGGAATACCAGTATAGAAATGATAGAGAAATAATATATGAATTATCTACACTCACCCGCTTTTAACCGCCCTTAACTGTCCTCAAAACCATTGATATAACAGCAGTTAAGCGCACATAAAAGTGGGTAATTGTGTAATAAGTTTCTATAATAAAAACTGAAAATCCAGCAGTATCAAGGCTAAAACGGTCAAGGTGTAGGAGTAGTCAAGTAATAACCGACTCTCCTACACCTTTTTCCGCGTCGTTCTGCCACTTTAGGCGAATAAACAATGGCCAGATTTACTCACCATTGCTATACCCGCGCACATCCTCGATAAACGATCCGTTTCGCAGGTTATTCTCATAGGCCTCTCTGATGATGCGAATAGCAATATCTACTTCGCCATTTGTCATCCCGCTTTCCTGGATGATCTCCTCATACTCTTTATAGATGCGAAAGATCCGCGTAAACTGCTCCCTGGTCACGGGGTTGTCGGGGGAAGCGCAGTACGAGGCAAAATTGATGATCGCACTGCGCTTACTCTCGATATAGAGCGACATGGTGATTTCGTTGTTCTTATCCAATCCTTTTTTCAAAATCTGAATAGATTGGTCGTAAATCTCCGCTCGCTCATTGACCCATTTCATCCAGGCATCGCGCTTGGCAATGTTGTCCGCATTATAATGGAAGTCTACACTGTCCAGCACGGTTTTCACATCACGAAGAGTTGTAAACATTTCATCTATGGTCTGCCGCTCTCGTTTTTTTCGGGCGAAATACTTCCTGATCTTAACGAATTCGGGGACGACCTTCCCCTTAAACTCCAAGATCTCGCCGATGACTTGCATGATTAGAAAGGCTCCGATGATAATTAGGCCCAAAGTGACAGGCACATCCAAATACTCGATATAATTGATCATTGTAATCAATCACCCGCCTTTACTGAGGCGGGTTTGGGCAGTCCGAGATATGAATGCTGAGAGTCAAGAACATATTTGGGTTTAACCATTACTCAGCCTCCTTCAGCAAACGAATATAACTCAGGCGCCCATGACTTCCTCGATGGTGCCGAGGTCGGTCCACTGAACGCCCACCGAACCGGGCTCCCACACATTGTTATCTTGCCCGGACTGCCACACATGGTCGTTGAAGATGCAGCAGTTTCCAGTCATGTACGGACTGGTCGCCATGGAGACGAAGGGACGGGCCTTCTTTGGATCACTGGACCAATAGAACCCCCACTGAGCAGGAAGTTCTTCCGGCTCCTGCGGATAGGTGTCGCTGTCGTAGTTCTGAATGAGCCGTACGACATGCCCTGCCGAAGACCGGCACAGGAACCCATCCGTCATACCGGCTTTGCGCTCCAGCATGTTCTTTTTGGCCACTGCCGCGGAGAAGTCTGGAATATAATCCTCTTTCTCATACAGTTCGGTGCCCGTCATGCCCTCGGAGGTCTCCTGCAAGTCCTGAGCCCGGCGAAGACCATATTCCCGCATGGTCGTCAGCACAAATTCCTTATCAGTCAACTCCGTTCACTCCTTCCCGAATCGCATCGGCGAGTTCCACATAGGAGGCAAGGCTCTGCTGGGCGCGGTAAAGCGCCTCATTGCTGCGGTCGATCTCGTTGTCCATGCCTTTCTTCAGGAACTCGTCATAGTTGTCCTGCACGTTCTTGACGATGCCGTCCCAGGTTTCGACCTCCACATGGTATTCGTCATACTCGAATCCAGTGAACTCCTCCGTCTCAACGGGCGTCACATTCTGGAAGAGCCGCACAAGGCTCCGCTTGGTCCCCGGGATCTGCTCTACCGTAAAACTGCCCGGATTGACCATCCCCTGAACTTTCATAGTGCCACTCCTTTCATGCCGCCTGATAAGGCGGATATAATTTCTGAAGTCGCCGGCATTCTCTTCTGACGACTTTCTTCAGATCGAACATTGTTTTCGGTTGGTAATACCGCTTTAATATCCGTTGACTATTGCATTTACGAAGTTGACCCAATCGGGAGATAAGCCCGGAGGCCCTCTTGAATGAGATGACCCGGTTGTGGTCCCTTCGATGGTAATAAATGTGCAGCGCCTGTTTGAGTCGGAACAGGTTGTGCTTTCGGAGGATTGTATATCCATGCCCGAAACGGTAGCCCAACGCAGACGGAATCCTCGGCCTGCGGTGCCGCTGTTTCTTCTCCGATAACCCTTCGTGAGCCTTTGCTACTCTCGGCGTAAAGCCCACCCGGAAGATCTGCCAGTTATCCTTCAGCTTCATGCCGATCTCGCCCAGCCAAGCCTTGATGTCCTCCAGCAGCTTTCTCAGCTTCCGCTTATTGGAGCCGAAAATGGTGAAGTTGTCCATCTGTCGCAGGTAGTGGCTCACGCCATATTGCTTTTGATGAACCCGTAATAGAAAGGGCGAGGAACCCTGACTACCAAATGGAGGGTTAGCCTATGGCT